TCTCATTGATTGCAGAGCCTACTTTTGACTGATCGTAACATTTGTAGCAATCAAAACAATAATTCTCATTCGCATCTTGGCTCCACTGCCATAATTCATCGGAGACAATCAGATAGGATCCGTTCATAAACTCAACGCCCTGGATCATTCCCGGTTCTTTTCCGGAAGTTGGACTGTATCGGCTACCATCTCTACCAAGTACATTATCGTTCCATCCGGAATAATACGGACTTGTGGAAAGATAGGTGCTTCCTGCTGTTGTATCAAAAGTCTTTCCTCCGTTGTCAACATAGACCGCTGAGTAATCCGTACCACCAATGTTCACGGTCTCAATCGCTGTAATCAGCTTTGCATCAAAGATGGAATAATTGCTTGCTGTGTTTCGGTCGGTTCCATTCTGAACCCCCAGCATGACCGCAGATCCCACAAAAAGGTTTGCAGCCTGCTCCTTTGTCAGAATTACCCTTTCTACTCCAGTCTCACTCACTGCAACTGTGTACTGGTAGTTGTAATTTGTGCAACCTTCAATCTTTCCGGAATTTCCTTTACGTCCATATTTCAAACGTATCATAGCATCCAGGAACTTGATAAGAGATCCGGAAGCTCCGGAATACTGTGTTCCTCTGCCTCTCCATCTGGTTACGCCTGTCTGGTGGGATGTTCGGTTTACCGGTTTCAATCCGGTTCCACATGTGATACCTCCATCTGCATCAATTCCGGCATAATACTTCGGGTGTGCCATGTATTCGTGCACTGTTCCGGTTCTGTCGGTTCCTTCTTTCCAACGTTTGTAGCCCGGTGCCGGAGTGCATCTTGTTTTTAGATACTTATAGTCCTTGTCCTGCCATTCACGTTTATAGGTATTCTTCTGGATAACCCAGCACAGGTGTTCTCCGCCTCTGACCTTTGCAGTATCGTCAATATGCTCCACATAGAAAATCTCATGGGAACCATCTGCTTTTTTCTCTGCCGCAACCTCAAGACACCAGAACTGCGGAAGGTGTGCAAAAGGATCGGATCCAGCTGTTGATTCTGTAGACGGTGTGCATGTTAATCCGGCAGAATCATCCGTTAGCTCTCCGATCATGGACGTGCTCTTGGAATATCTTGGCGTGGTTGTTCCGTGAACTCTTGTATCAACCAGAACATTTCCGAACCATCTCTCCAACATTTCAGACTTCGTGTAAAGATCCGGATTGTACTGAATCTTCCACCATTCAGCAAAAAGGGCGTCCACCTCTGCTTTAGAAGTAGCCGCCGCAACTTTCTCTTTGTATTTCAGATCCATCTCTCCGGCGATCTGATCTCTGTGTACTTTCACAAGTAACTGCATTGTCGTGTCTCTTGGAATGTTTATAGTTTCACTCACTTAACTTACCTCCTATGCACTTAAAATAACAACGTCAAGACCACTATCGCCCTCGTTGATCCGGAACGCAATGGTATTGGCTTGGTTGACAAGTAACTCTGTGGCTTCTTTTGCCTTGGCAATGGCATCTGCTGTATCTGCCTGCCTTTTCTCTTCATTCTGATTTCTGGTAGTTTCCGAATTAGCACGGGCAGTCTCGGCATTGGTGCGAGCTGTCTCAGCCTGGGATCTTGCCTCCTCCGCCCTCACTCTGGAGCTTTCAGCATTGGCGCGAGCTTTCTCAGCTTCATTCGCCGCTTTCGTAGCTTTATCTGCATTTCCGGCAGCCGTATTTGCTGTAGATGCCGCCTGGTTCGCAGATCCAGCTGCTGCAGAAGCAAGGGAAGTTGCCTGGTTTGCATTTGCAGCCGCAGCGTTCGCAGCACTTACTGATGTCTGGATCGCAGAATCAATCTGTTTCGCATTGTCTACAACTTTCTGTAATGCCGTTTCCTGGCTTTTTCCGTTCTTTGTGGCAGTCTCGGTCGCAGTCTGCTGGGTTTTTGCCGATTTCGTGACGTTTTCAAGGTTTGTCTGCTGGGTTTTCCCGTTCTTTGTGGCGGTCTCAAGAGCTGTCTGCTGGGTTTTCCCGTTCGAGATAGCAGTTGTCAGATCCTGCAATGCTTTCTGAACTTCTGCAGACTTCGTGTTGATCGCCTCCACCTGCTGTTTCATGGTAGCAGCTGATTTTGTGACTTCGGTCTTGATGTTATTGTAACTCTCGTTTTCTTCATGTATCTTTTCCATGCAGGAAATAAAGGCACTTCGTACTTCTTCCCCGTATTCAGCGTTTCTCAGCTGTTCAACCTCTTGAGAGATATCTGCCATTTAGTCCACCTCCTCGATTTCAGTCTCCTCTTCAATGCACTGTTTCTCTTCTGTGGTCTGTGGTTCCGGATCCGGTTCTGCACTGGGAGTTTCTCCAGGATCCTCCGGATCGAACGGGTTTTCAAAATCCTGGATCAGGTCAGCTTTCTCTTTTTCAAAAGTCTCTTGCATCTCTTTAACCTGGGCCTCGTAATACTCCTTTAGTTCTTCCTCATACCTTGCGGTATCGTCTGCCAACTCATTTCCGGCATTAGTTCGGATCTCAGCCAGGATCCCACTCAGGATTCCTTCTGCCATAAAAATAGGCAGCCCGTAAGCCGCCATTGTATTTCCAACCTGCCTTGTCAGAGCTTGTTTTGCATCTGCATAAATCACACTAAACGGTCTGGTTGGTTTCTTTCTCTCTTCCATCTTTTTCTACCTCCTGCTCTCTTTTGATGGTTCCTACAGCTACACTGTTTTTTGCTGTTTTTTTAGGTTCTTCACCTTTCGGAAAAATAAGTTCCATGCTCTCGCCTCCTAATTCCAGTAGCCGACAATAATTCCGTTGTATACTCTCAAATGAGAATACGTCCAGCTATTGCCATTGTTTGTTATCTCGCACACAATCGGTATCGCTCCGCTAAAAGCCTTATATCCTCCTGCTGATATGCTTCCAATTTTGAAATTTTTTAATGTATACCAGTTTCCAATCAAATTGCATCCCAGATTCACTCCGTATTCATCGTAAATACTGTTTGCACGGCTAAAACACAACATAGTAGTGTAGGAAGTAGCTGAGGAACTTGCTTTTTGAGCAAATGCCATATACTTTCCTTGTGGTTCCAAATCGAACACCAATCCCTTATGAGCATTGTTCCCTGACCACTGGTTCGTTCCAATCGCTCCGACATAATACCCATCTCTATAAAAGTGATTACCCGTTTCATCGAATACCGCACGCTTCTTGGAGTTCTCTACTCCGTAATTGTAAATAGCAATTTCTCCTGGGTTGATCTGCACGTATTTTGAGTTTTTATTGAAAGCTATAATCACGTTGTTGTAATACTGTGTGATGTAAGATCCCATATCTCCTTTGCTTACCTTTGAGGTAATAGCTGTGGCGTTTTGTTTGATCGACGAAGAAAGTTTTTCTTCTCCGGCGGTAGCTCTTGACACCTCGGATTCGATAGAATCTTTCAGCACTTGAAGCTGGCTTTCCGAATATCCTGAGATATACCCCAGGATCTCAATATCCGTGATATAAACTTTTGTTCCGGAAGTATAGTTGTAAACATAGAAGTACCAAGAATTGGCAGTTACATTATTGAACTCTAGCTCAAAAGTTTTATACGTTTCTGTTACGCTTCCGGCATCTGTGTACTTATTGGTTCCGGCAAAATAGATCCGGATCCGTGATGTCTGACCTTCTCCGCACTTTGCCTTGAATCTCACTGTAAATGGGCCAGCTTTTGGAACTTTTACAATTTGTCTCAGGTAATAGCTGGATGTCTGTGTCTCTCGATCCAACAACGCCCAGTTCTTCGATCCATCCTGAACTTTCGTGATGTAGGTTGTATTTGATCTGTACCAGTTTTTGAAAGCGTCCTCAGAATCAGAAAAACTGCCGTTCTGGCAGTAATCGTGTTGAACATTGGTATATACTTCTTTGACCGATGCAGCTACTTTCCCAACTTCGACCTCCAGTTTGGCGTCTATGTCATCCAGAAGCTCTTGCATATCCCTGAGACAGCGAATATCTGTTATGTACAGTACAGATCCGGAATATCCGTATACTGTCACTGCCACAGATTTTGACGCCCTGGTAATCAGTACTTCCTTGCTAAAAGCATTAAATTCATCCGGATTATATCCACTCAGGTACGAGGTGGCTTTGTTCTCCGAAAATCCATACTGGATGTAGGAAGGGCGGTACTTCGATCCTTCCGGATATGCTGCTTCAACAGCAATCTTATATTTTCCAGCTTCCAGGATCCCTAGATTTTGTGTCAGTGTTACTGATCCGGATCCGGTAAATGTCAGCTTAAATGCTTTTGTATTCCGGAACTCTGATTTTTCAACCTTGCAGTTTCCGGTTGCTCCAGATAACGTAAATTTGCCGATATCAAGCGTTTCCTGCTCTCCTCCGGCAATGTAGTTCTTTCTGGCAACTGTTTCTTTCACACTTCTTACGGACAGTGCAATTTTGTTCTCCATGTTGGTTATGGAGTTCTCTATCTCCTCACGGGCTACTCTTACGGATTTGTCTGCATGATCTTTCGCAGCCGTTTCACTTTCAAAAATCTTCTTCTCTACGGAAGTTCGGTAGCCTGCATCTATGGATTCTGCCACGATGCTGTTTGCCATAACCATCTTTCCGTTGATCTTACCATCCATCGTGAGTGCTACTCCGTCAGCCGGACCGTCATATCCATTACTGTAGTGAGCAAGTCCGCCCAGCCCCCATCTCCAGAGGTTCTTTGCGTTGGCTACTCCTGGAGTATCTGAGACAATGAACTCATTTTTTGTGTGGATCGCATTACCATTCTGGTTCATGTCGTTTAATAGGTTCGTAGCGTCCCGTAACGCCTCCTGGAGGATTTCTCCTTTGCTCGGTATAGAATTTATAGTCTTTTCTATTTCCTCGGCTGTATGGCTATTTGAGGATGTGTAGGTGTTGCTCTGTTTTTCCGTGCCTAATGTAATGGTATTCTTAGCAAAATTGCTAATATATACTTTCAGGCTTGACAATGGCAATTTTGAATCAAGCCCATGTGGAGGAGAAACACAACGAATCAGATCTCCGACCTCGAACTCCTGGATATCATCATCCGTCAGATTCAGATCAATAGCTTTCAATTCAAGGACCATATTCTCAAACTGTACGCTTTTCAGATATTCCCGTCCTTTTTTCATCAGGTTTGATGCTACTTTTACATCATCCCACGTAACGGTCTTGTAGATCCTTCCGTAAGCTGCTACTGCACTGTCATCAGAGACGTAATCAACGCCCCCGTTCACTTCTTTGATTGTCAGTCTCTCTTCCAGACCTTCAATGCTGGATTCCTCCAATTTCGCCCCCAGAGGGATAACACACGTTACTAGGTCAGAAGCGTCCATGTTTTTAGAATAATCAAGCAAATTCTTTCCGAACCTGATCTCCTGGCTGTTCTGGGTATAAAATTCATCATCGTTCAGATAATCCAGGTAGCGGATGCCATCCTCTTTCCGGATTACAAGATGCCCTCCCAGTCTGTCTACCAGCTTATCTTTTAGGGTTTCTCTGGTAGTTTCCCAGTTAGCGTACCGATATAAGGAATCGTTCGGATCCGTAACCGATACACGTCCCAGCGTGAATTGCTTTCGCTCCTCAACTTGGGAATTGTGATTGTCAATTACTGTTTTCAGGTAATTCTTGACCGAAATATTATGATACACTGTCGGTCTCTGAATGCTGTCGCAAAAATAGGCAAGTTCTCCTTCGACGAATACTTTCTTAACACCCTTGGAATCTTCGTCATCATAGAGAACTCGCCCAGCAAATTTTTCTACTCCATCTTTGTAGAAAACAATGTCAGTAGTGAGCTTTTTCACGTACTGGTAATACGGGTGTGTCGGGTAGACTGAAAACTCAGCCTGCCCGTTCACATTATCTCCCTTCTGGTAGTAGGGATCCCCGACTATTAGTGCCTTAACCCGTGGGTTATGGATCATGTACTCTTTCCCATCCACAAAAGCCTTAATTGTATACATTTACAACATACCTCCTCTGTGAACGATTGTTATTTTTCCTTTACCTTGGAAGTACAGCTTATTCTCTCCCTCGTAAAGTTCAATGTCATACATGATATTTTCTCCGGCGTATATATCATACGTTCCGTTTCTGTATTTTACTTTCATTGAGGCGTTTGAAATAATTTTCAGCGTATCGTTATACGGATATCCGTCCAGGATTATCTCTTTCCAGGATGTCAGACTGTTGATGTCAATGTCTGAAGTATTCCGGATCACTCCATCTATAAAGCTGAACGTGTCCCATTTCCACGGTTCATTGGAAGATGTGACATCCAGCTTATAAGGATCGCACGTACATTCAATACTGATTTCCGCAAGCTCCTCATTAGTTTTCTTAGTGTCAATATGACACCGTCCGGTATAATAATAGCCGGAATCGACATCCAGGATGATCCGCCTTTCCTTTCCCTCGATCGCTCTCGCAATTCTGCTGATTAGTCCAGTCCAGCGGATGTAGCTACAATCTCTGGCGTCAAATGTAAATTTCAGTGTTCGCATTTCATACACTACGCCACCATTTTGAGCTTCTGTCAGATCCAGGGATCCATTCATGCCATTTACACTAACGTATACCGTCTTTGCTTTCGGAACTCCGATAGACACGCTTTTCAGCTTCAATCCCCAGTCATTATATGAATGGGCGCCATCGAAAGACACGCCCGTTACTTTTACTGGCATTCATTAACCCCCTCTCTTTTTATGGGTGTCTATTCTACCCATATCTTTATCTACGATAGGTGTTGTTGCGTGACCTATCTCCTTTTCGTCCAGGTCAACGTGTACATGCGTCTCCCCTTCGATCACAACCTCAGTTTTGCTTTCAACGAATGATTGTCCGTTTTCCTGTTCAACTTTGTATGTCTGGCTTGTATTCTTATCCAGTGTAATCTTTCCGGTTTCGACATTCACTGCCGCCTGCATCCGATCCGCAAGGGCCTCCATTTCTTTGTCCGTCTGTTTCTCCAGATCCGGCATGGAATCTTCGATACCAACACCAACGCCAGGTGGGATCCATCGTCCAACTTCTTTTGCGAATACTCTTGATGGAGAATGTATTCCGAGAGCGCCTTTTACTCCGTCAACAATTCCAGAGAAGAAGCTCCTAACCTGACTTCTGAACCATCCAGCCGCATTGCAGATTCCGTTCCATACACCTGTTACGATATTTCGTCCGACCGACATCATCTGTGACGGTAAGTTTCTTACTCCGTTCAGGACAGCATTTACCAGCTTATTAGCCGCTTCACGTCCCTTGGACATCAGATCTGATCCCCAGGAAACTACTTTTGATGCTGTATTGCACAGCCATGTCCAGATCTTACCTGGAAGCTGAGAGAAAAAGTTCACGATTGTAGCGATCGTGTTGCTTGCAGCTGTTCTGGCATTGCTCAGCATATTAGATCCCCATGTAATGAGGTTCTGGAGCGTGTTATGGAGCCATTGCTGTACCTTTCCTGGTAATTCGGAGAAGAATGTCACAACTGTATCAATTACGTTCTGTGCCGCTTCTCGTGCTTTCTGGAGCATGTTGCTTCCCCAGGTAACAAAATTGTTATAGGTATTCGTGAGCCATGTCCAGATCTTGCCTGGCAATTCACTGAAAAATGTAACAATGTTATCAATGATGATCGGAACATTCGTTTTTACCCAGTTGACCGCATTTATACCAAATTCAATCAGCTTCCCGATGACAAATCCCAGGGCGTAGCCGATCTTGTATGGAAGATCTGTAAAAAATTGCACGATCGCATCAATCGCAGCGCTTACCACTTGTGATGCAGATTCCAGTAAATTAGATCCCCACTCCTGGATCCCCGAAATAACCTGAGATAGGAACTCAGAAATACGTCCAGGTAAAGCCTCAAACCAGGCAACCACGGCATCTACAATTTCACCGATTTTTGATGGGATTTGCTGAATAAATTCAACGATCTGATCCCAATGTTCCTTTATCACGATAACCAGATTTGCAACCGCAAATACAATTCCTGCAATCGCAGCCGCTACCAGTGCAGGTGCTCCCAGGATTACTGCTCCAACCGCAGCCAGGGCAATTCCAACTCCCATCAGGATATCTTTTATTATGCTGAATCCGTTCTTGAACATGTCAATGAAATTTGTGACCGCAAGTATCGCACCAGCTATGATAGATCCTACCCCGGCAATGACTGTTCCGAAGGTAGCAAAAAACTCTCCGATCGTAGAGACCGCAGAGCCGATAAATGATCCGATCTTTGTCATCACGGATCCTGCTGTTGTAGCAAGTCCGCTGAGTTTTGTTCCAAAGGCAGCCAGTTTAGGGAACTCTAATGCAATTACTTCTCCCAGGGTTCCTGCTCCGCCCTTCCAGAGGGCAAACCCTTCAACCGCTTTTCCTACTACTCCGACAATTCCGGAAACTCCACCCTTGAACGTTTTCAGGATAGAGAAAAGACTGCTTACTGATCCTACAACATCTTTAGCAACTTTCAGTGCCGCAATAGACGCTGCAATGGTTCCGATCGCTTTTCCGATCGCTTCCATGGTAGCCGGATCCTGGCTGTCGATCACGGAGAAAATATCTCCAATCAGATCTACGACACCTTGTACAATTTCCCCGGCAGTATCTAAAAATCCCTGGAAGAATCCATCCAGCAAAGCAGAAACACCAGGAAACTCTTCACTCAGCCCCTGGCAGAATCCGGCAACAAAATCTTTTGCCGCCTGGATAATCAATGGCAAGTTTGTTTGAACAGCCTCGCCAATTTTACTTATCATTTCACCGAAGGACTGTCCCATTTCTTCTGAATGGTCTGTCATCGCCTGGAGAAATTCCGTAAACAGATAAATTCCAGCCGACCACATGTCCCCGGCAACATCCGTGATCGCACGTACCAGTTCCGCAACCATCGTTGCTCCGGCAGCTGCAAATTCGCTCTTGTGATCTACGATTCCCTGGATAAAGGAACCTACGAGGTTTTCAGCAGTTCCGATCAGTTTCGGTGCCGCTTGTGCAACCTCGGTTACGATCTGAGCCATAACTTCCCCGGCTTTTGTTACCAGGGAATCGAGTCCACCGTCATTGAATGCCTCTTGCAGTCCCTGGACCATCGTCTGGGCTTCTTTGACAATATCTTTTAATGGTGTCTGCATCTCCTCGTACAAGGAAATAGCAAGACCTTCTAAACCTGATTTCAGGATCGTAATTTGTCCACTCAGGTTGTCGTTCATGGTTTCCGCCATATCAGCGGCAGCACCATCGCAGTTTGCGATAGAATCCGATAGCTTGTTAAAATCATCATCGGAAGCATTTACGATTGCGAGCAATCCAGACATTGCTTCCTGTCCGCCTAAAGCGGCAGCCATTTGAGCTTTCTGATCTTGTGTCAGTCCGGAGAAACCTTTTCTCAGATCCACCATGATCTCATTCAGAGATTTCATAGATCCGTCACTCTTTGTCAGAGATATTCCAAGGGCATCCATAGCTCCCTGGACTTCCTTAGTCGGTTTCGCCATTCTGGTAAAGATGCTTCGCAGAGAAGTACCTGCCTGGCTCGCCTTAATTCCGGAGTTAGCCATCAGCCCGATTGCTGTAGCACAATCCTCCGCAGAGAACCCAAGAGCTCCGGCAACTGGTGCAACATACTTAAATGTCTCTCCCATCATGCCTACGTTGGTGTTGGCATTGGATGATGCTTTTGCCAGGATATCTGCAAAATGCGTAGAATCCGATGCGGATAGCCCAAAAGCCGTCAAAGCATCGGTAACAATATCACTGGTTGTTGCCAGATCCTCTCCGGAAGCAGCCGCCAGGTTCATAATACCTTCAATACCGTCTAGCATGTCGGCAGTTTTCCATCCAGCCATCGCCATGTAAGAAAAGGCATCCGCCGATTCAGAAGCACTAAATTTCGTTTTAGCGCCCATCTCTTTTGCTTTATCCGTCAGGCTTTTCAATTCATCCCCGGTAGCTCCGGATATTGCTGCCACATTGGACATAGACGATTCAAAGTTTGCTCCGGTTTTGATCGCCGCAGTTCCGATCCCCACTACAGCTGTTGCTGCTCCTCCGATGATCGCAGTTGTAGCTTTTAATGCAGTGGAAGCACAGGAACCAATTTTACTGATACCGTCCTGGAATCCAGAAGAATCTATGGAGGTATCAAATTTTAGTGTGCCATCATAGCCCAATGTTTTCACCTCACTTTAAGGGCAAACAATGGATTATCGGCTCATAATGGCACTACTTAATCTGTTGTCCGTATTTAATTTTCACTTCAAAAACATTAGAGCACTTTCGCCCTTTACAAGCTACTTGCACTCCCTTACACTCTGCCTCCTCAGTAAAGAAAAGAGGCATCCGATACCCACATGCAGGACAAACCACCTGGGTATACTTCTTTCTGTCTATTTTCAAACTATGCAGCCACCTCCTTATACCAATCCGGTAAGATCTCCGCCATGTAGCAGAGCTTCTGTCAGGAGTTCATTTGCCTCTCTTTCGGCATCCGGGATAGGAAGGGCGTGTACAGTCTGCATTTTCTTGTAGAACTCTCTCTGTTCCTTAGACATCGTGGAGGTTATGTTGATACTTCTATACCCCATGATCTTTACAAACTCCGTGTCCTCTCCCAGTGCCTTAAATAAAGCCCTGAACTTCCACCAGTGAAGATCCTCCACATCTTGTAAATCAATACCGTATTGCTCCAGGAAAGCCGCATAGATATAGTCATCGTCATATTCAAACGAGTATACTTGCTTTGATCCGCTTCCTCCGGATCCTGAGCGATCATTCTCGGTTTCTCTGCCGCATCTGTAAAACCAGATCATTTTTTCGACCGCTTCTGTCATGTTCTGTGGAATCTCCGGGTAATAAAGTTTTAACCCCTGAATAAGTTTCTGACGTTTTCCCACCTCATCGTCCTGCATGAGTAATTCAAACAGAATAGAAATGCGGAAATCGGAATTGATCCGATACTCCGCACCGTCTATTTCTACTGTTTCAGGAAGCACGTCCAGAATGATGTTAGCCATTGTTTACGGCATTAAAATTGTTTCTGTTCTGGTGCTTGTTTTTGCCACCTTTTCTCTGTTCAGCTCTTCTCTGCTGTCTGTTCTGTACTCTTCCAGATCCGTATTTTGCCGAAAGATCATCCATAAAGGCTTTCGCCTCTCCAGACAATGCAGTTACCTGGGCGAATCCCTCCATACGGATTCCCAGGTTATTGTTCTTGTGGAACACCTTCTCGGCTGTTCCGGCTCCAAACAGTTCATCGAAGTATTCATTTACGCAGGCACACTGATATCTCATTCCATCAGCCGTTGATAAGCCTTCATACGCATTAGGATCCTGGATCTTTTTCACGATCCCCTTGTTCAGATCCTCAAATTTTTCTACTACGTCTGCATCCATAAGATCAAGCTCAAGATCTACTCCGTTAATGGTAACTTTACTCATTTTTCTTTACCTCCTGAATTAAAAATCAGCAGCTCCCTACTCGGCAGCCGCTGTGAATGTTTTTGTCTCAGTATTAAATGTACCAAGGATCGGATCCCCAACTGCATTCAGGTTTCCTTTGACAACCTGCTTATTCTCTCCGGAATAATCAGATACCTCGCATGAAACGAGGAATTTTCTTGCTTCAAACTCATTTGTTCCGGTTCCTTTGTTCCAAAGTTCAACTCTTACATATTCAAACTCTGCATCGGATCCGGTATAATGATTTCTTCCAACCATGTAAAGAGCGTCAACAGCTTTCTCCTCCTGGATGTGATCAGCTTCAAAAGGAAAGCTGGTTTCATATCCGGTCACGGAAGAAGAAGAACTCTTCTCGTTGACGTATTTCACAGATTCCGTCTGTGCTCCTGGGCTTTCATCCAGGGTAGTAAATCCGGTTCCCATGAGTGCATACTCCGCTTTTTCAGTAGTTCCTACATTCAGGTAATCGGCAATCATGTGACGCATTACTGCTGTTCGTTTTGACATTCTTGTGCTACCTCCTTCTGGTAAATCAATCTTAACTGTATCTGGTATCTGGCGTTTCTCATGGATCCATCAAACATGTATCCATTGGAAAGCACTTCTATCTTCTCCGCATAGCAATTTTCCGGAAGATCCGGAAAAATCTCTTTACGGTTCTGATCCTCGATCCAATTTGCGAATTTCTCATAAAATGCGCTGTTCTGGATATTCTGGATCCGATCCATGGAGTAATACTCTCTGCTCCCAAAATTAAATTGATACTGCTTCACTTCGTCCCCATTGACGTAACGTTTGATAACAGGATCAAATACTCCGGTTTCGATCGTGTACTCCACGGCCTGATCCCCCAGGGCATCCACACGGAATACCCCATCTTGCAAAAGAGGGCATGTCGCAATATGTTCGACAATGCCCTCCAGGATTGAATCAGCCATGCTATCCTCCTATTTTCCTTGCACCTTCCAGGATCTCGGCTTTCTCAGCCACCTTCATTCGTTCAAACCACTTAGCTCCTCTATTCGGATCATAATCTCTCGTTTCGGAAGTGTCCCAGTATTGTTTTCTGGCGTATGGTGCAATATACTCCACAATTCCGCTTCCTACTGTGGTTCCCAGTTTTCCGGATTTTTCCAACGTTCCAGTTTGAAAAGGTACTCTGGGACTGCATCTCCGCAGCACCTCAGAATCAACGAATTTCTGCATCCGGGTAAACTTCTGGTTCGTTTTTGGAACAAATGAAGGATCCCACTTTAGTTCTGCTTTTCCGTTCTTTCCCTGGATGATAACGCCTTTCGGTGTCGTGATCTCCTTAAAAGCCACTAAGCACCGCCTACCCTCCAGTGTTTTACGGCATCGGATCCCCTCCGGGTGTTGTCTGCATACTCAGTAACATGAACGATATCACGGTCATACTTAAAAAGATCCAGGAAGTCCCGGATCCGTGACGATGTGATAACTCCACTGCTGAAATCAAAATCATCAAACTTCCATTCTCCATTGTAGAAAATGGTTCCGGTAATGATGTAACAGCCTTTCTGCAACGTCCAATGTTTCTTAGCCTCTTCATCGTCTAGGAGCTTGTATTTGTCCTCTGAGATGTATGTCCGTGAATCCTGCACTCTGGCATTTACTGGGATCCTGATCCTAAAATGCAGATTCTCTTCACGTTCTGAGGCTGATCCTCCGGAAGATCTCGCATCCACGAATGATACCTCCGAAATGTTGGTAGGGATAAAAACCTCCCTCCGGGTTTCTTTGTCCAGACGAAGGTTAAAAATAGTGATGTCCTGGTTTGTAATCATACTTCCTTGACCTCCCTCTGTACGTTAAGCCAGTGCCGGACAGATAGATCTTCATGTCAGCGATCACTTCCTGACGCATATCTGATTCTTTCCCGGCATCGGCGTATGATACTGAATATCCATCGTTGCTCTCAGACTTCAATTCCTGGTTCCGGAGCTTTTGGTATGTGGAGTATTTCTCAACTGCACAGCATATCGCATCTTTCACGCAGTCAGGGATAACCTCCAGGCTCCTGATCCGTCCGAAGGTTATTGTATCTATCAGAGCCGTAGCCCATTTCAGATTCTGCTCAAAAGTGGTTTTGCTTGTCTCTGTACCTCTGTAGTCTTTGGAATAGTAATCATAGTCAACGTATGGCGTCCGTATAGCCTCGTCAGACATTTTTAATACACCTCCCGTAGATTTTCCCGTCTAAACAGGAAAGAACCTCTGAGGCTTATTTCTCAGCCTTAGAGGATGCCTTTGTAGTTTTCTTTGTTTCTGGAGCTGGTGTTACCGCCTGCTCTGTAGCACCTACAGAAGCAATCTGGGCTTTCAGATCCTGGATCTCTTTCTCTGCCTCAGCGTTTTTCTTCTCCAGATCCTCGATCTTCTTATCTGCATTTTCAGCATACTTGGAAGCCTCCTCCAGCTTTTCTTTCAGATCCTGGATCTCTTTCTCTGCCTGTTTCAGCTTTTCAGAAGGTTCTACGTGTTCATGGATCATATTACCGTCCATGTCTGTGATCGTATATCCCAGGGCAATATATGTTTTCTTCTTTTCGTCCGGGATCTTTAATACTCTGTTTGCTTTTCTTGCTTTTAACATTGTTTCTCCTTTCCTACGGGAAAAGAGCCGTTTCTGGCTCTCTCCCATAACAAACATGGTTCAAATTATGCGTGTTTTGTAATGTTGAATGCGATTGCATTAACCTTATTCGGAAGTAAGAATACGTCCTCGAAGGATTCCTCGAAGTATTCCCACTTGCCCTCAGATCCAGCAGACGGAGGATCCAGCTGTGCGAACTCATAGTTTGTAGGTGTAATGACTGCCAGTGGATGCACTAGGCACATGTTGATCTGATCTGCTGTAGAATCAACTTCCCAACCCTCTGTAAAATCATATGCAGTTTTCATCATGTCAGTAGGTACACTATCCGGGATCTCCACTTCATCAATGGATGTGATCGCTCTCTTTAATGCTTCAGATCTCTTAGACACGTCAATAGTCTTGACGATAGCCTTTGCATTGGTAATGAGAGTGCGAACATCCGGAGTAACGTAGAGAATACGTCCAGCTCTCGGAACTCTCGCATTGTCCATTGCAGTCATCATCTTATCGAATACATCAAGGACATTATCCGTTGTGAGGACTGTCTGATCTGCTGTCTTGCTCTTTGCAGTGTAATCCGCATACAGTTTGGAAATGAGATAGCAGTTCATTTCTGGGAACTTCTGCTCCTCATTGAACACTCTTGTAATGTTCGCAATGGAGGCTACCTGGTTTGTTTCCTGGATATCACGAGGATGAACCAAAGTGCTCCATGTTCTGTGGTTAGTTACCTGGAGTGGTGTCCAGGAGTTGTTGTAGTTACGTTTCTTCTGACCGATTGTGTCTCTGTCTCCGTCCACACGTCCGGTTGTAGTGATAGTCGGGATCTCAATCACGTTTGAGTTTACCCAGCGGTATCTTCCGTTGTTCGGTGTTGCAAAAAGAGCACCGAAGTAGAGTACATAAGGGAACTCCTGCTCCAGTGCCTGCTGATATTCTTTAGCATAATTTAAAGCTGCCATATTCTGTTATCCTCCTTAATTTTCTTTAGGCTGTCTTAATCTGTTAAAGCCCATGTTCAGGAATGGGTTCTGATTTCCTCCGGCTGGTGTTCCTCCGTTTGCTCCGGCAGAAAATCTCGGTGGATTTCCGCCCTGGCCTCCGGCACCTGCTCCGGATCCTCCGTTGCCACCTTCGGCACCGGATCCAGCACCTCCATCCTTGTTTTCGGTTACGAATGCACCTTTGTAGTCCTCGTCCCCCATAAGGGAATCCATGAACTCTTTTGCTCCCAGGAATGTTCCGTTGTCATCCAACTGGAATTTCTTGGATCTCAGTTCGTCCAGTACGCCTTTTCTTGCGGCTTTTGATGTGAACTTATATCCAGAGAGGAACATATCCTCAGCGTGGGATCTGCTCTGAGCTGCCATCTGGTCTCTCAATGCCTGAGTATCGGTGTTATACTTCTGTTCCCACTCAGAAACCTTTTTCTTGATTCCGTCAACGTCCTGATCCTCAAACGATTTAATCTGGGTGTTGGCATCTTCCAACTGCTTTTTCACTCCCTTGAGCTCAGTTTCTTTCGCATCGAATTTGTCCTTTGCGATATAACCGCCAGCTGACAGATCTACTATCTTGATGTTTTTATCTGCATCAATGGCAGCCTCCAGTTCCTCGGCAGTCATGGGAATGATCGCTCCGTTTTCGTCCTTCTTAAAAAGTTTCTTCAAAAAATCGTAAGCCATTGTCACTTACCTTCCTTTCTTCGCTGATTTCATTTAGATTCCGGTTCACTCCGGCTCTGCTATCGTGCATTTATATCCCGGCACGATGGGGAACCGAGTAGTTTATATGCCATACCTCCAGGGCAAAACAGAGGGATTGCCTTTTATTGACAATCCCTCTGCGTAAAGCATACCTGAGAGCTTCGTATAGCCTCATGTACACCTTTTATTCCATTGTGTGAGTATTTCTTCATTCTTACCGCTGATCGCCTATATCCGCCTCCTATTTAACCCATAGGTGGGAGATATCAGGATCACCGCCTTTCTACTCTTCTGTGAATATAACCCAGTCCTTAGCTGCCATATCTGTCTGAGATGGTGTCCATGGCACAAGCCCTTTCGGTGCATTTTCATTGTCGGTCACAAGCCCGGTAGTGACGATATAGACATACTGCTGAGTCATTTTGCTGTGTTCATCCGGGAACTGCATTTCAAGGTAAATCCCTTTTCCGTTCCAGCCTTTTCTTGCCACTTTAACGCCACGCTCCAGGAATTTGTACGCATCCCCGAATCCAAACGTAGCCTCTCCTCCAAGTTCCGGACAATTCTTACCATCCGCAAGAACCCATTCATCCGTTGCGATGTTTCCGAATGTGTAATCCGGAATCTGTGTCTCACGGATGTCCATATCAACGCCATCTTTTGTGTGCATGATGATTGTCTGTTTTTCCTTTGACCAGTACCAATAGCCAGCCCATGACGGCAGTTTTACCTTTTCTCCACGTTTCATCAATGCAAATGCTTCACTAAAATTCATGTGTGATTCCTCCTAATTTGATTTTTTATTCGCCCATACAGCCTTTTGAGCTGTGGATCTTCCAAAATTGACAATCTTCCCGTTGCTATCCTTGTACGCTACCACTTGGTTTCTGGCACTGTCGTAGTTCCGGTTGGTGTCATTACAGAAGTTTTTCAACTCCCTCTCTTTCTTTTTCAGCTTCACGCTCTCCGATGTGAAATCCTCCTGGATGCACTGGATCTGTACTTCACTTCGTGATTCCTGCATTGCCGCATCGTAACTGGAAAGAATACGTTTGATCTCTCGGATCTCTCTTTCATACGCTCTCTGAATCTGTGAACACTCATAATCTGTCAGCATATCGCCGTTGTATGAGTATTTCGCCCGGTCATATTCTGCCAGCCTCTCTTTTGAGTATGCCGGGCTTGATATTCCCGGCCAGTATGGATAGAAGCTGTGTCGGCAATTCCACCCACATAGTCCAGCTCCTGATCCGTATCCGGTAGAATCTACGAAATTCGGGTAATCTGGAGACGATCCGTGAATCTTAAAAACCCTCCCTTGCCACTCGGCATGAGAAGGTCTGGCTCCGGCATGGGCTGTGGTTTCGTAATATTCCACGTCCATGTCCTCAGCATATAGTTCTGTCAGCTTCCCGGCTGTCTGATTCAATCCGGTTAATACAGATCTCCGGATCGCTACGTCAAGCTGTGATCTGTTCCCTTTCCCGTACAACACATACCCACCATCTTTAGCAGCTTGTTTGATTGCCTCTCTGATCGCCTCATAGTACGAAAATCCGCCAGAAGTCACTTTCATGTAGGCAAGGTTGGTTGCCTCCAGATATAAGCCTCCAGTGGTGGATCCGGTTGTCATTGTCAGGTTGCGTATATTGCCATTCGTCTTTGCGATGGCAGCCTCTAACACCTGGTTCATTGCCGGAGATAATTTCAGGTCGATATCATAACCAGCTTTCAGAAGTGGTTGTGCATCATATCGCACCCCGGTTCGTGCAGAATCCTGGAAAAGTCTTTTTACCTCATTCTGCGACTTTCCGGATATCCTGGCAACGTCCTTCACGATGTCCTGCATCAGTTCTCCATTCTCTCTGAGCTGTTTTACCTGCCATTTCGCACTATCCGTCATTTGTCCGGTCTTTACAATCCTACGGGCAATATCTTCCGCAATAGACTGATTCAGTGCGTCATACATGCCAAGCAGATAATCAGTACATGAATTCAGATACTCTGGTGTCAGCATGTGCCTTTTTCCTGATCTTCCGGATCATTCCGGATATGGTAAAAAGGGCATGTCCTTTTTATTTCATCCGTACACTCTGGGGGATCTGTTTCACAGTCCCGGCACTGGTGGACGGACATAAGAAAATCCGGAACATTGTCCGGACTACCTATCATTGCCATATTCTCCTCCTACTCTTCCGGCGGATATGTGTTTTCCTCCGGGATGTATTCTTTTGCTTCCTCCTCGGTACAACCGAAGTACCACGCATAGAATTTTTCAATCTTTAATTTGCCAGCAAGCACCATGGACCATCGTCTCTGATACTCAACCTCTGTATCTTCCAGAACTCCATCCCCCCAGGAGCACAGCTTCTGGATCTCTCCAGCCGGAGTGATTCCGTACAGATCGCATAGCGTGTTCATAATTTCAATCAGACTATCTAATCCATTATCCCAGGCTTTCTGCATGTTGCTGACCGTTGTATAGGATCTCTGTTTTGACGCCTTGATCTCTGTAGCTGTCCGGTCAACCTGGTTTGGATTGGATAATGTCCCGTATGCAAGCCCACATAAAAACTCTACTCTCCTGAGCAATTCATCCAGCCCCTTGAACATGGAACTGTCTCTGATATCCGGGCTGTAAGGTTGGAGCATAGCGTTATTGTTCTTTCCTTCCATGTCGTAGGTACGGAACAATCGCTCACGTCCTCTCGGAAGGATCGGCTGTGCGTTCTTGTCAATATCAAAGATATCTTGTGAAGCATCAATGGCAGCCTCTTTCGCTTCATATTCCCAAAGGATCCGGGAATACTGGATATCTGCCTCCTGGATCACTTCAACTGCTCTGGAATAGGTCGATGCTCCCAGTGGGGAATGAGGATCAATGTTGTTCGCTCTCGGAACCTTTACATACAAAAAGAACGGTCTTTCGATCCCGTCCATTTCCGTTACCGGCTCCAGTCCAGCCCATTCTTCGATTGTCTCCAATGGAACCTCCTGCATGAATGGGTGCTCCACACTGATCTGATCGTCCTCGGTTGTCATCGTGTTTAGCCTCTCAGATCTGTATGCTTTATTTACTACTGTGTAGTGATCCCCCTCCAGGTTGTGATGCTCCAGGCGTGTATAGAGGTAATCTCCAACACGTTTAGAATCAATAAAGACAGCTCCCGTGATTTCTTTGTTGCTGTTGAATGCTGTTGGATAGAATCTGTTCGCCTGAATAAAATCCAACTGGATCTTGTCTGGCTTCCCGGTTAATGGATCCGATCCGGAAACATACGGTTTTATCGCAATTCCTCCAAGGGCTCCCCACATTTCTACAATGTTGTCGAAGTTGCTGAGGTAGTTCTGGAATTGATCGTTGAGGAAATCAGCTCTCGCACTTCCCTCCAACTTGAACTCAAACTCTGTCAGGATCAATCTGGAGAACTCCTCTGCGATTGCAGCCGGAAGGTTCATTGTCCTGGTGTCCGCTTCGCCTCCCATCCACGGGGGCTTATTTTCATACATTTGAAGCCATAAGGAAATAGCATTATCCATTACTCCGGATGTTGCTATCTGCACATTTAGCTTCCGTTCCAAATTCTGCTTCGGAAACATCTTTCCTACCACCCTCCTTAAAAAATCTGTAATAGCCAACTGTTTCCACCTCCTATGTGGCTTTCTTGATGTATTTGCCTATATCTCTTTCCCAGGTGTACTCGAAGGCATCCAGTGTATCTATATCGGACGTACCATCGTCCAGTCTTTCCAGATCAATATTCTTAGGGTTCCACACTGCCATGCTGACAGCTTCCTGGAATGTCTCACATTCCTCGGTATAATAAAGCCGCCCCATAGCAGTAAGGGCGGTTGTGGCGAATATTCGATCATTGATTTTTGATTTCAAAGCATTTACGACCTTGATAGTTGCAAGTCCATTTTTTAGCAATGCTGTTTTCAGTCCACGGATCAGAACCTGTTCTGCGGAATCTGCATATACCTTCGTGATATATCCATAATCTTTCAGGATCTCATTTACAAACTTCACAAACAGCTTACCAAGATCTTCCGGATCAATCTCCGCTACTCTCTTCTGGGTTTCCGGATCAATGGATCCCTCCAGATATCGTTTACTTTTCAAGACGATCAGTTTCTCGAATCCAACTGTCTCTCCGATTGCAACGAAAGAATGTCCAGATCCATTTCCGCCGAAGTCCACACCGATATTTATTCGTGCGAATCCGCCTTGTTTTGCCAATTTCTGGGCTTCTTTCTTAGGCATAAGGTATTTGTTATCCCTGGCTGCTATCGAAGTGGCTAATTTAGCGTAAATCAAGCCTTCTGCAATGCTTCGTTTTCCTTCAATATCCCGGATGTACCAGATACTTCCTGGATCGTATCGGCTGATGATCTCGTCAATACGTTCCTGGGTAATGTTGATATTGTCAAAAATGGTAAAGTGTTCGTAATTGTAACCACCTACCAGCGTTCCCTTCCGGTTCTTCTCCTCCCACTTATCCAGATAATCAACATAGATCGGAGCTTTCGGGTGCTCAGGGTTCAGATCCCAGAATATCTTGATCTTCTTAGCGGCTAACTGTCGGTTGAACGCCTCTTTTATGGTGTTATCGTGGTGCAAGTTGATCTCTGTAGCAATCCACATACCGTATGAGTTACCACGGATCTTCTTGTAACTGTCCGATGATTTACCACCAGCAAAAATAACTACCTTTTCTTCAAAGTTCGTGTATGGACCTCGAATAATCAGGCAGTCATTGTCTTTATACTTACTCCATCGGCATTGTCCCCGGAAGATATACTCAAGTCCAAAGCCGTTGGCATCGCCTATATTCAATTTTGCATTCGCCATCGTGGATCCGGTGGCAAGGTGGAATTTATCCGGAGCACGGCACAATTCATAAGCGAAAGCAATAACATTATCTACCGTCTTTCCGGCACGAACAGCACCCTCAGCGATATTGTAGGTGTTATAGTGACACTTCTTGATATAATCCAGATGTTTCTGACCGAAATTGTAAGTGATGGTCTTGATCGGCATACAAACTACACCATCGTTCAGGATCTCTTCCCATGCGCTGTACCCGTGAATCAGAGCCAAGACATCTGAGATATCCTCGATCTCGACCGCCGCACCCTGTTCTTTCTGTTTCTCATACTCGAACATTTGCTCTTTCAGTGCAAGCTCCGGATTAAATCCGGCAGTATCTCGGATGAACTCCATCGCCCGGACATTCCCTTTCATGGCTTGTTGCATTGCACATACGTTGATCCAGTCAGCATACGTCCAATCGCAGTCCAGAAGTCCCAGACTTTGCATCTGGGCTTTCATCGCTGGTGTAATTTCCATGTTCAGAAGCTCTTGCATGGAGTTTTTCATGTTCTTTCTCCGCTTCTTAGCAGCTGCTGACGCAAGACCAGCTTTCCGTGCGTTGGCACGGCGTTGTTCCGGAGTTATATCCGTTCTGTTTTGTATTAAGTTTTCCTCATTTGACACATCACCACCTACCAACTTTTGTTATATTTCTGAGGAACGAAAAAGGCACCTCCGGGTGTCCGGAAATGCCTCTCATTTGCTTTTGTGTTCTATTGTGGGTGCAGGATCTCGGCTCCGCCTCCCTGCCGCCTCTCGGCTTTACATCACGCCTATGTTGATATCATCAAAAAGGGAAAGCTGTCTGTATGCAAGTGACTGATCCTCTTCTATGAAAAAATCTGCCTTTGTCTTGCCTTTCATTTTCCCTTGTCGTGTATGTACGTCATACGCATAATCAGGAATCGGAATGTTTTCATTTCTTGCCTCTTCCATGTAGGCGTTGATCTGATCGTCTGTAAGCCCTCTTTTCCGATCGTAAACGAAATTGGAAAGCACATCCGCATCTCTACTGTGCGGCTGAGTGCATAATAAAATGACCGCTTTGGAAATAAAGATTCTTCCTCCGAGCTGATCCCCTCTCTTTCCCTTGTTCACTATCTTGAATCCTTCGTACAGTGCCATGATCTCTTTTGTGATCGGGCCGTAGCAATCTTCCGCTGATACTGTCAGTAATCTCTTCCAGCAATACTCGCTGTACTTTGGGAAAAGTTCCAGTGCGAAATATCCTGCACATCTGACGTCTCCTCTTCTGATTGCTTTCTGCAATGATGAAGATACTAAGTAAAAATCGTAGCCTCTCTGTGTTCTCAAATCATATCCCATATTCTGTTACCTACCTTTTCTTTTATTGTAGCGTACAGAAAAACCGATGTAAAGGCGTATACTGCATTTTAACGAAATGTTCACAAAACCTTGATTTTACGGTGTTTCCCGGTCTTTCAGGATCTCTTTTCTCCTTACTCCTGCCTGGTACATGAGCATATCGTTTTTTATCCCTTCCGGGATCTCTGCTCTCCTGATGATCCCCAAACATTTCTTTGTATTCTCATTGAACTTGATAATTTCCTGGAGTAGTGAAGCTTCATATGCGTCTGCAATAGCTGGCACATCCTTATCCAGGCAATGACTACTCCAGTACGGATGCAGCCGATCAACGAACGTATGAGAAGGGTTTACTCTTGGATCCAGCACGAACAGCTCTCTCAATTCCTCATAGTCTACATCCATTTCAGAAGCGATAAAATAGAATTGCTGGCAAAAGGAAACTTTTGTTGCCAAAAAAGAGTTCTCCATGTATTTTGTTAATTCTGCCGTTCTACTGTCCGTTATCCTAAACTGGTGTCTGGCATCGTATACATGCTGTAAAACCTGGATGACTTCAATGCAAGCCTTTCTCTCTCCTCCCAGGATTGTAAAGTCGAAGCGAAAGTTGTTGCAATGTTGCGTACCTCCGTAGTATTCCGGACTGAATATGATTCTCTTTCCAGTTTTTACCCGGAGCTGTTCCGTGGTTCCTGGAGATACCGTGCTCTTAATCACGTAGATCTCCGCTTCATTCTCCATGATCGCATTTTTTACCTCTGAGGTATCGCATAGCACTCTCTCTTCCCTTCTGATTGGAGTATCTACGCAGATAAATGCAATGTCGTAATGCGGTTCTTCGCACTTCACGGCAATTTTGTTTTCCTGCGGCTTGTATTTATCTATGACATCCGGGTGCAGCACTTCCAGCTCCTTCTCCAGGTTCTTTCCTACTACCCCGTGTCCTACTATCAGGATCCTCATTCTATCTCCTCACTTTCACTTTTGACTGATTGGTTTTGAAATTATGTTCGTAATATTTCCCCCACTTATTTTTCAGGTACTCTATGGTTTCATTCATGGTGCTTGAATTTTTATTCGTGTTGTTTCCTCCGCTGTTCTTGTCATACTGTGCTTTGGCTCTCAGGTATTCCGGAACAATAATGATCCGGTTATTCAGAAGCTCACTCAGCTGGAAATCCGTATCTGCCTTGAACCGGACATTTTCATCATATCTGGATTTTAATGCTGCTTTATTGAACCAGCACACTAATCCGATCGTAGAGGAAAATCGGAACTCCTCATTATACTTGATAACGGATTCCTGCATCCTGATACTTGCAAACCCCAGGTTCAGATCGCTCAGGATCTGTCCGATCCGCACCAACTCGGCGTCTATGATGTCCGGATCCGGGATCTCTTCCATGTTGACTTTATTCACATAAGAAAAACGCTCGATGTCATCATCAATCTGTACGATAATGTCCTCGGGCGTATGGTCTATGATCCACTGTCTGATTTTTGGCAAGCTATCTATTTCCTGATCCGGTGCAGCTAGTATCTTCCTTACTCCTGCATCCCGGTATAGCTGTTCTTCTGATTTTCTGACTACATAGGTGCAATCATTCAGAACCTTGTCTGTTTTTATGCAGTCATATCTTTTGTAGGATGGAACGTAGATCCCGAAGGTTTTATCCTTCTTCATCGTCTGCCCCTTCCTGGCTTTCCTCTTCCTGATCTGGAGATCCGGCATCCGCAGCACTTACTATCTGAGCTTTCATATTGTGATACCAGACAGCTCTTGCTTTCAATTTCTTTTTGGAACCCATCCGGACGATCGCACCATCTATTCCCAGGTTCCGGGTAAGCTCATTATAATCCAGCTCATTCTTGCAGACGATCAATACATAATTGTATTTCTCCAGGTTGATAAGCTCCATTTCTTTTTTCTTCCGCTCGTTCGGATCCAGCTCTTTCAGATCTAAACCAAGATCCGTTGTAAGATCCGCTGTCCAGTCTGCCAGCAAGTCCAGATCCCACTCCCCGGCGTGTGTATTGTCCTTGATATTGATAGCTCTTAGATCTGCCTCAGAATAGCCGATCAATCGCTTGCATAGAACAATCCTATCCGGATCCTGAGCAGCCATTGTGGTTGCCCTCTGGTTGCCACCGATGGCGTTATTATTTTCATCAATCAAGAATAAGCCGAAATCTCCATACTGTTCTATGGATCTTTCCAGCTCTTCTTTCTTTTTCTTTTTGATTTTTCGTGGGTTCCCGAATCCGAACTTAATATCTCCTACTCGCATCTCCACTACTTCAATCCTCTTTTGGCTCGTTTCATCCATGCTATTGCACCACTCCTTTCCCATTCCGGCAATAAAAAAGACCGTATCATCCGATACGATCTCTTTGGAAGAATTATACGTCAGGGTAGAAACAATTCTGTGTATCATGCTTCCACGGATATCCCAGGCATCCGAAGATACCTGGGAATCATGGGAAAGAATGAGTACACCACAGCACCATGCAAATGCAAGCTCGGTTTCCCTTGCTTCACAATTTGCAGTTTATACTATATCATCGGCTGAAATGACAGTCAAAGGAAGAAAAACGGAAATTAGTCCCGGATCTCATATAAAACCATCGCATCCAGCCCAAAAAATAATGTGGTCAGATCGTTTCTTGCCTCTTTTGCGTCCTTCTGAATATTGCTGATATCTGTCTGGTAGATCTCAGCGATCTCTTTTGTTGTTTTCTTGGCGTCCTCCCTCTCCAGGTACATGTATTCGATCACAAACCATCGTCTGTGCATGACTTCCTGTGAAGAATTAAGGCAGTTGCTTTTATACACCTCCAGCATCCGGTCAACATGCGCCATGATAAACTTCACAGCATTTACTCCCCTGAGCTGTCTGTGCAAAGTCTTGTCATCCTCGAACAATTTAAACTTCATAAGTACGTCCATGTTCACAAGTGTTTCATCGACTTCCTCCGCCTGTTCCAGAGTGACAACTGCCTGTTCTGCATAATCCTTCAACTTTGTGTAATTCTCCAGGAGCTTTTTAGTCCTGAAAAGAAGTCCTCTCCATTCCTGCCTTTTCTTCTGATTCTGCACGGTTATGTATTTAGATACGCCGTCCTCGACTGCTTTCTGGCAGAGTTCTTTCAATTCCTCCTCGCTTAGTCTTACTGTCTTTTGTTTTCCTGGTGTGCTTTTACCCATCTTACTACCTCCCTGGTGTCCGTTTCATTGACTTTTTTTGATCTTCATTTTATAATTTTAATCAGCGAATATTTTTAGAAGATCCTCTGTCTGCTACATGGCACCAGGGGATTTTTATTTATAGTTTATAGCACAAAAAATAGGAACCATACCAACGTTGCAAGGCTCGTGATAATCGCTGCAAAAAATACAGCTATAAGCACTACTCTTTCTGGCGTCCACTTCAAATGACCTCCCAGTGCCATCTTGATCTGTTCCTCTCTTGAAATATTAACTCTTACAAGGTATTTTACCAGGAAGAATGCAACCCATAGTAAAATTGCTGATTTCCAAATCATCTTTACTCTCCTTTCTTTGTTATCCCAACCCTCAGTGCCTCATTCAAGATCGCTGCAAGCTCCGTGATGGGAACCGCTATCCCGTAGTCTCTCTTCCGGTCGTAGATACTCACTACCCCGGTTGATACAGCTGCTTTAATTCCTACATCTGTTGTTTCCTGCTTGATGATACGTTTCTCTGCCTGAAATAGGCCTTTTCCCCTGAACTTTGTATATACTCCTACAGTCTCTGCACTCACTCCATCAATCGGACCTTCTTTCGGATCCGTCACACGTCTGATTGTAAAATCATTCATTTTCTTCTGGCACCTCCTCTTTCTGAAAGATCGTCATGTACTCTCCTCTTTTCACTGTAACCACTCCAGTATCAACAACTACCTCAACCATCGGATCATAATACTTCTCCAAAAATCTCCTGAGAGGCTCTGCAGCCGCTTTGATCTCTTTCGCCATATCCTCTAACTTTTCCTGCTCTTCCTTCTCTGGATGCAGAAACTTGTCATAATCAATCCAGTGATTGTCAATGTACCTTCTCTCCAGAAGCTTTCTTTCTCCGTGTTCTTCTATGACAACCTGATCTTCTTTTACGTTGATAATCTTTACCGGCTCGTCCATGTATTTCCGTGTGGATCCAGTTTTAGGTGAAAACACTGGAAAGCCGAAACCTAAGTGTACTGGTGGGAATGGTTCAGGATTGAACGCCTCCGCTGTTCTGATTGCTAATTTGCCTACCATATCTTTCAAATACATTATCATTTCCTCCTGAATGTCTGTGCGTATTCGCATGTTGCAAAATGTGATACATAACCGAACCCCTGGGCTTCCCCAGGATCGGTTACGATAGTTCCAGATGTTACTTCTCCGTTGGCAAGGACAATTCTGTCCTTACCACCATCTCTCCGGAAGTTTACGAAGTTTGGGTTGACTGGCATGCTCTTCCCGGATTTCATCCTCACGAATAGGATCCGTGCTCCGCACTTTCGACACTGTGAGAAATTGTCTGGTGCTTTCTCTCTTCTCATTCCGGCATACCCTCCTCTGGATCTTCATACTCATAATCTCCGTTGCCATCCGTGCTATCTGTAGCTTCCGTATCGCCTCCAGGAGCGTTTGTTTCCTCCTGGTCGGTAATTTCTTCATCTGCTGGCGTATCTGCCTGATTTTCGGCTTCCTCGGACTGATCCACTTCCTTAAATTCTGCATCAATTACTCCGTTATCCTCCGGAAGTGCGTTTGATGGGCCAGGAAGCATTGCACTTTCGTCCAGATCTGCTCCAGCTTTCAGGTTCTCTTCATAATCCGGATCAAAGAGGCTCTGCTGTCCTCCCTCATTGATGTATTTCAGGACGTACCGTTTTAGATCTTCATCCCATACCAGATTCATACCTGCATCTTTCTTTCCATCCATAGAATCTTTTACCGGAACCGCAATGGAAACCTTATGTTTGATTACTGGCTTGTTAATCTCAATAGATCCTCCTTTTCCATCCGGAACCCAGTCCTGGCTCATTTGCAGATCTACTTTCAGAGTAATGCTGCCTTCATCGGAGTTATTTTTCTCCATACTCTTGAAAAGCCTTTGCATCAGCAGATCAAAATTCTCCCTGGCTGTGGCGAATACATCGCTTTCAATCCTCATTTCTTCGTAATTGTTCATTCTTTCGCTCCTTCCTGCCTATTTTGGCTCAATAGATCGTATGATTACCTCTACTCTTGGTGTCTCGGAGTAGAACTTCCGGCATTGGCAATCTACGATCTGTGTATCATCACGGTATGCCACCTGATTCAGCGAATCCGCTATGATCTTAACTACATTATCCATGTCCGGCTTCTTTGTCGGTCTGATCTCATTTGCCAGCATGGATGCCTTTTTCTTTTTTGATGCAGACTTAGGTATGGAATAGTACGCCATGATCCGCATGTCCAACATCGTGCCATCAGGGAACTTAAATTCCGGGTATGCAGCACTGTACTCCGTGCGTACCAGTGTTTCATAGTTCACGGTATCTTTCGGTGTGATTGCATGTCCGGTATTTCGGCAGAACCTTGGTCTGCCTTTTCCTTTCGGTTCTCCTCGTATCGTAAATCTTACTTCCATGTTTGCCTCCTACTTCGATGTGTCGGCGTTTGTCGCAAGATCTTTTGCATGTACGAAATAATCCAGAGAATTTCCTTTCCCTTTCTGGCGTTTATTCTGTCCCACATCGTACCCGTTTTTCGCCAGGATCTTAATCACTGTCAGGCGATCCTCCATGTTATAGATCCTCAGCTCTGCATCCCACTCCGGATCTGGCTCTTTCTCCGGTTCTTCCTCCGGGATAATGCCAGCCATCAGATTATTAAAATCTACGTTGGCTACTGCCGCAATCTTATAAAGTGTTGATGCCAGGATATCTGTTCTATCGTTTTCATAGCTCCAGATCTGGCTATCACTCTTTCCGATCAGTTCTCCGAACTGCCTCTGAGACAGTCCCATCTCTTCCCTGATCCGTTTGATGTTCTCTCCTAACTTTCCCATTCTCTACCTCACTGTAATAATTCTTTCATGTCATTGAATCGCTGTGCTGCTTCTATCTGCCGGAAGGATTTCCCCGGCATTTCAACCGGATAACATGTTTCAAAGATCCGGTCATAAACTCTTCTGTAGCGGATATCTGTAGTCTGAAGCATTTCCGACAACTCCAGGTTCGTTGTCAGGATCATTGGCTTATCTGTCCGGATCCGGCTGTCAATGACGTTGTATACCTTTTCCAGGGCATAATCTGTATTTCGCTCGGCTCCCAGATCATCAATGATAAGCAATGATGCACTGTTTAGAATCTGTATGTAGCTCGCTTCGTCTCCGGTTCCGATGTCCTGGAGGATCTTCACGAATGATGTCATAATCACTGTGATGTTTTGCTCCATCAGGGCGTTTGCAATACAAGCGGCAGTGAAGCTCTTTCCGGTTCCGACCGGACCGTATAGCAACAGTCCCTGGTTCTTTTCCTTCATTTCACGGAATTTCTTCACGTAATTTAGTGCCAGCTTGTATGCTTCCTGGTTCTCCTCCCTGACCTTATATCCAGAGAAGTTCGCATCCCGGAACTTACTTGCCATCATGGAAGCATCTTTCAGGCGGTTAATAGCGTGCATCCGCTGTTCGTATTCATCTTTCTGCTTTTCCTTTTCGATCTCGTCAGATCTGCACTTGCAAATGCAAGGCACAATCTTCTTGAATCCTGAGATCTCAATTTTGAACTGTTTCCGTTTGCCGCATACTCCGCATCGGATCAGACCATCTTCTCCAACGTAATCTCCCTCTTTGATCGGGCTTATCTCTTCCTGACTATGAGAGGGCAACATGCCTCCAACTTCCATTTCCAGTTATCCTCCTTCTGTCTACATGAACGGATTTTCGCCTTTCCTGAACGTTTTCACTGGCTCCTGGGTTCTATTATCCAGGAAGTCCGTAAATGGCATTGTATCGCTCAGGAACGTCTTTGGATGCTTTATGAACTTTGTCTCTGTCTTGTCTCTCTGGCACTGGTTCGCATAATTGGTTGCAGCTGTCAGCAACTCCGCATCCGAATATCCGTCATTCAATCTTGCCTGGTACTTCTTATAAGCGTTTCCTTTATCCACTTTTCTCGGATAGACCTTCCAGAACTCTTCAAAAGCTACTGCATACTCATTACGTTTCGTCTTTCCGGATCCTTCCGGCTTTTTCTCCGGTTCCGGATCCTGGCTCTTTTTCTTTCCGGCTCTATAATCTCGCATCCGTTCCGCATGTTTCGCTTTCTTCTGCTCATATGACGTATAGTAACTTCTCCAGTCCATCCAGTCATGCAGATATAAGGAGCCATTCTCTTGGTCGATCCATCCGCACTCAATCAAATTGTCAACGATATTTGAAATTGTACTCCGGTCGATCTCCAGGAATCCCGGACGGATCGCTTCCTCGATGTCCTCATGTTCGGCAGCTACAATCCGTCCACTCTCTTCTGCATTGTCAATTCCCCACAGCCAGAGGCGAATCAGGATCCCGATTGCCTCATTCTGGCTGATTCCGGATCTCTTAGCAAAATCCCTTAATTTACCTCCGATCAGCTTCTGATCCACCGTGATCCATGCCATCTCCTGCACCTCCATACTATAAACTCGCTGTCAGATCCCCGATCCCGATCGGCTTTGTCAGCACCTTGGTGTCTCTACACCAGATGCACTGCTCGCATCGGTCAGGTTTCGCTCCGTGATATTTCACTTGTAGGATCCTCGGCATCCGGCTTTCTATTACCTTCATTGCCTCTTTAAGATAGTTGTCATGTATGTAGATCACTTCGATGTTCATTGCCTCTTCTTTTGAAATTCCGGCAATGTAGAACGGCAATCTCTTTCCGGTGTTCTGGTAAACGATCTCCTGGTAAATAGCTCCCTGGAGGTCATATCCCCAGTAGCGGACAAAATCCAGATATCCGATGTCCGGAACATATCCGAACTTTGTGAGTGACTGCATGTACTTCAGATCCACAATCGCTCTGCCCGGATGGTAGCTGTCCATTTTGATCTTCCACTTGGATCCAAACAGCTCTCCGGTCATTATGACCTGTTTTTCTCCAGACATGTATTCCTGGAAAAGCGGATCTCTCAAACTTCTTGCAATCGCCTTTTCTGCCTTTATGAAATTTGCTTTTAATTCTCCGTCCTGTCTGAACAACTCTGCATGTTCTTCTTTGAATTTATCCAGAGTACCCTCATAGAAGGAATCCACGTAGCTTCCTTCCAGGAGTGCTGTTCGATCCGGTTCTTTATATTTCCCACGAATCTTAGCCATCGCACACTCTTCACATCCCAGTTTGCCGTATGTTCCGGCAAAATCTTTGAACTGAGAAACTGACATGTACTCATAATTGGCTATGTCGGAGTAATAATTCTCCGATGTTAGCTGAAAGCCCATGAATTATACCTCCTCGTAGTCAATTCCCATTGCCTTAATGTACTCAATTACCTTCTGGTAATCCTCCGGGGATCCCGTGATTCTGATCGTCTGGCTCGGTTTCGGATCAAAAGGAATTTCTGGATCCTGAACTGGTTCCGGTGCCAGCTCAACGATTGGTTCCTGGATCGGAGTTGATGCTGTCGCACGGGCAAATGCCTCTCTTTCGATGTTGTCAATCGTCCTTCCGATGTCCGATTGCGGTCTTTCCGGATATCCGGATGTCTGAGCAGCCTCCTCCTGCTGATTCTGAGCTGCAAGTTCTGCTTCACGTTTCGCAAGCTCCTCCTGACGTCTGCGGCGTTCCTCTTCCTCACGTCTCTTTCTTTCTTCCTCTTCCTGCTGTCTTTTCAGGATGGCTGCTTCCTGTGCTCTCAGTTCCTGGACTTTCTGCATTGCATCCGCAAGTCTCAGGTTCGGTCTGTACGCATCCATGGCGTAAGATCTGAATTTCTCCTCGATGCCAGCCAAAACCTGCAGATCTGACCTGATTGCATCCGCCCTGGCATCAATGGCAGTCTGCCATTCTGATTTCTTAGCTGTCGCATTTTCCCAGCGGTCATCATAAAGAGCGTTCTTGGCTTTATCTGCAATCTGCTGTTCGATCCCTTCAAATGCTTTCTGCATATATTCCAGGATCACAGCTCTTGCCTTTTTTCTTCTGGCATTTTCATACTCTGTCAGGCGTTCATCAATAACCGCAATCGGTTCCTGGATAATCGCCATCAGCTCTTTTGCCTGGGTTTCAATCAGCTCATATGGTTCCAAACACTTTTTCTTGATCTCGATCTTTCTGGCGTTTACAGACTTGGAAAGTTTGTTTAACATTGCTCTGTCTTTCTTTGCCTGACCGATGTTTGAATCAACGTACTCCGTGGTCTTGTATACTTCCAGAGCGTTCGTGATCGCCTTTTTCAGATCTTCATAATTCCATGTTACTGTTCCTGGTGTCTGCTGTACTACTACCTGTAATTCATTCATTCCCATATCCTCCATTTACTTACTTGAATGGTAACTCGTTATCCGGAAAATCCTCCGGCATCATAAAGCCTTCCTCCGGCATGCTCTGTGGTGCTTCTTCTGCCGGGATCAGTTCTCTCTCCGGTGCTTTCCGGAAGTCCTGCGGTGTTATTGCCGGCTGTTGCTTCTGTTCGATCGTTTTCTTCCCGGCTGTCTGCCCCGGTGCAAAGGCATCAACCACATTATCTGATCCCGGAAGCTGTGTTGGCTGTCTGGTAGATCCTCCGGAGATCTGCTGATTCTCAAATTCAAATCCGGATCCTTCTTCATAAGCCTTAATCAGCTCTACTTTATCCAGATTCAGATCAATCAGTTTGCTCAGCCTGCGGATGACTGTTTTCTTGCACATTTCTCCAAATGATTCTTTCCACGCCTGGCTATTCGCAGCTTTTGAATAGACGTCTTTTGTATGTCTGATCTCTTCCACGCTCATACTGTCGTATTTGATGGTTCCATCCGCATACATGACTACTGCAAACGCTCCGATGATATCTTTGTTTGAGAATGGAACTGGCTTAAAGCTCAACTTCTGAACGCCTGCCTCCACTCCTTCATCGTAGACATCTCCTTCACGGACTACTTTTGCATAAATATCTTTGATCGGATCATCACTGAACCGCTTGCAAACCTTAATTTCGCCTTTGTAGTCGGTCTGGAATGTCATTTCGCCCTTATACGGGATCGCATAACACTCCCCGTTCAGGAAATCCAACCCCAGGTATGCTCCTTTTATCATGCAGAGCACGATTGAATTGATATCAACCGTCTGGAGCTGTTCTCTTTTCTTGTAATCCTTCATCATGTCCCGGATCACCGTAATACAGTTCAGAGCGAATCTCTGCTGATTGAACCCAGGCGGCATAGCATCTTTTTTCTCAGTCAGGGTTTTCATTAACTGGTTCTGGATCTGATCCAGGTACTGATCTGCTGTCATCTGTCCCATGTTTTCCTCCTTTAGGCTACTGCCATATTTATAAGTGAGATGGCTGTTACCGTGTTGCGAAAGTAGTAATTCTTAATTTCATCCTCCAGAAGCAGCGGTACATAATCCCTGCCCTTTCCGCACCGATCACTCTTTCTGATCGTGTATTCCAGGATGATCTGATACTCTTCCTCGGTCAGCACATATCCTTGCTTTTCCATGTCCTCACGGACTTTCTTTGTTTCTGCTGTAATATCAAGCATCGTACTCCTCCTCTTCATCTTCGTAGAAGGATTCTCCAGGCTCGCAGAAAGCCTTATATTCAAGAAAGAGTACTACCGGGAAAATCAGTCTTTCACTCCCGATCGCCTTATATCCTCTCTCGGCATATGCCAGCTTGCATCCACCAATCTGCATGATCGCCGCAATCGCAAGCATAGCTGATACTTTAACTAGCTTTCTCAATTCCATTTACCTCCTTCACGAATACTCCAATGTCAATAGGTTTCTGATGTGCTATAGCGTCCATGAGTTCCTGATCGCTATGGATCCCGTACTCCTCGGACAGCTGTTTTCTTAATTTCTCAATCAATTCCATCCGGTGTACCTCCATGCTTTTTCAAATACATTCTGAGCTCCATCACGTCATCCGCAAATTCGCTTAGACATACTACTATCTGTTTCAATTCTTCCTCTTCTCCAGGATCCAGCTTTCCATCACTGGCAATTTTGAGAAGTCCTTTCTTAATGCTGTGTAACCGATCATCGTCTGCATGATTCAGGAGACTACAAGTAATCTGCTCAATCCCCCGGATCTTTGTTGCGATGTTCTGCCTCTTTCCAATAGGGCAATCATTTTTGCAATAGCAAGCCTCCAGTTCCGGTGCTCCGTAAAGGTCAGCCATTCTTACAACAACATCGGTCGGTACTGGTGTCAGTCCCAACTCATAATTGCTCAGGCTTGATACAGATACATTCAGCATCTCGGAAGCTCCCTCACGGCTACTCAGCCTATCATTGTATTTTGCAGCTTCTTTTCTACACTGAAAGTAGATACTTCCACCGCAATTCATACATTCTTTCTCCATGTTCTAACGTCCCTCCGTGAGTTACTATTTAATCATACAGTTGTGGTGTCACTGTCAGCGATCCCCAGGTAATCAGAAATCTTTTTGACTGCTGGAGCACTGTAGACACGCCCGTTCAAGATCGAACTGACATAGCTTCGGTTCATATCCAGCTCCTTAGCTAATGTTGTGGTTTTAAGATCACGGTTAATCATTTCGATCTTGGCGTTTTTGCACCACGCAGACAGCTTTTTTTCCATGAGTTCCCTCCTTTTCCTTCTTTACTTACCTAACATTTGTTGGTATGATAGAAGTGCTTTTTCAATTATTAAATTGATTATGTTTTGTTGTTTATGTTTGTTAGTATAGCGTACTATAGTGCGTTCGTCAAGTGCGAATTTTCTTTTGGTGCGTTAAAATGGAGGATTTATGTTTTACGACAATATCTACAAGATATGTAACGAAAAGGGGACTACCCCTACAACAGTGCTCAAAGAGCTAGGGTTTAGTAGTGGAAACGTCAGTAAATGGAAAAAAGGATCCGTACCGAACGTTGATATCGCCTATCAGATAGCCCAGCATCTCGGTGTTTCTATGGATTATCTTGTCACTGGTCAAGAAACGCACGATAGTGCATTGGCGGTTTCCGGTCTGGATCCTGAATGGATCGACATTATCACGCATATTCCAGATGATAAGCAGAAAATGTGCAAAGACTTTCTTCGTACCCATATGGTTATTCCAGAAAAGTACGCAGACCGTAAAAGGGGATAATATCATTACCATATTTTACATGGCGAAGAAATCATTACCATGACACTTAATACATAGCGAGGAAGATGAAAATGGATTCAAAGAAAAACCGCATCGGTAATATATCCGATTTATTATCCAATAAGCTGCATACTGAAAATATGGACCGCTGGTTGGACTTTCGTACCCTTGGTTCCCCTTCTGGGTTTTCTACTGTTGACTTCTGGGAATGGTACGCATCGTACTCTATTGATTCTTCTGTACGAGGTGCCTTAGCGGAGTTCCTTGTGATGAAAGCTCTTGGTATAGAGCAGCGGCGTAGCCACTGGGGAAAATGTGATCTTGTATCAGGCTCTTTTTCTTTCGAGATAAAATCATCAGCTAAGATCACATGCAAGCATCCAGAAAGTGGTGCCATTTCTGAAAACAAACGGATTGTTTTTGATATTGCAGATAGACACCATCATATTACCGGAGATTCTTGGAGTGAAAGGGAACGATGTTCGGACATGTACATTTTCTGCTTTCTCTGTGATCTTCCAGTAACAAATACTGATAATTGGGAATTTTATCCAGTTCTTACCAGTGATATTAACGCCTCTTTCGGACACGCAAAAACTGTTTCTCTTTCCAGGATAAGAGAGCTTTCGGATCCGGTATCTTTTCAGGATCTCAGAACAACTGTAAATAAAATATCTGGAGGTGTACTTATGAGCAGCACTGAAACTCAGGAAGAAAAAGAACGCCAGGAGCAAGTCCAGGAATTGCAACGGCTACTGGCTTGTTATCAGGTCGCAAGCCGTGATGACAAAAATGTAGTATGGGCGGCACTGAATAAATACATGCCGTATGTGAACTAAGTATAGCCCCATGGAGGGGCTATTTCTTTTTGATGGAGGAATTATGAAGAAAAACTTTAAGATGCCCGGATCAAGCTCAGAAACGCCTATCCGGGTGGCAATCTACGTCCGTGTTTCCACGGTGTACCAGATAGATAAAGATTCACTGCCAATGATGAAACAGGATCTCACTTCTTACTGCAAGTATATCCTAAATACAGATGACTTTGTGATTTTTGAGGATGCCGGATATTCCGGAAAGAACACCGACCGTCCGGCATATCAGAAAATGATGTCCCAGATCCGGCAAGGTCTTTTTACTCACTTACTGGTTTGGAAGATCGACCGAATCTCCAGGAACCTTTTGGACTTTGCGAATATGTATGCAGAATTGAAGGATCTTGGTGTCACGTTCGTGTCTAAAAACGAGCAATTTGACACCAGTACAGCTATCGGAGAAGCCATGTTGAAGATCATCCTAGTATTTGCAGAGCTTGAGCGTAACATGACCTCAGAACGTGTAACAGCAACCATGATTAACCGTGCCTCTAATGGTGTATGGAATGGCGGGCGTATTCCGTTCGGTTACTCTTATGATAAGCCTACTCAGGTATTCTCCATAAATCCGGAGGAAAACAAAATCTACAACTTCATGGTAGAAACCTACGAAGATACACAATCCATTGTACATACTTCCAGGAGACTGAATGAGGCTGGATATCGTTCCAGAAACGGAAATATGTGGAGCCCGGTTGCAGTGTGGACTATTTTACGGAATCCGTGGTATAAAGGCGTGTATCGGTACAACTATTACAAGATCCCAGGAAGGAAAGCCATTAAGGACGAATCAGAGTGGGTTATCGTAGAAAACCACCACCCGGCTTCTATTGATCCGGATCGGTTCGATCGGATCCAGGCTACCCTTGATAAGAATGCCCGGTATCGGAATACCCCAGGAAGAAAAACAGCTCAGAAGAATGTCCACGTATTTTCTGGGCTTGTCTGGTGTGCAGAGTGCGGATCCGCTTTCACTGCTTCTCCAGGCAAACTCCACGTCTCCGGATATCGTCCGTCAAAATATGGATGCCCGAATGTCCGGAAAACGAAAACTTGCCATGCAAAATATACTTCGGATGTTGTCCTGGGCGAGTTCCTTCTGAACTACATCCTGAATATCCTGAATGCTCAGAAGCAGTTTGCTTACATCCATTCCACGGATGATCTCCAGAAGCACTTGCTACATGGCAGCACTTTTTCTAATGTCGATCATGTAGATCCTGACGGGTTGGCGTCTCTTCTCAATATGCTGGAGAAATGTTCCGGAAGTGATCCGGTACTCTTGAAGCGTCCACGATCAAAACCTAAGATGGATCCGGAGTTAAAACGCATGATGGCAGATCAGAAGAAACAGCAACGTGCTCTGGATCGTCTGAATGATCTGTACCTCTACAGCGATGATTCTATGTCTGAACGTGAGTACCTTGTCCGGAAGCAACAGATCACAGATCGGCTCCAAGAGATCAACGAGGCTATTGGCATGATGTCTCAGGAACCATGGATGCGTACCATGAACGATGAAGAATTTATCCGCCAGGCATCTTCCTTCATCCTGACGCAGAAGTTGGCAGATAAACAGTACATCTACTATGAAAATCTGGCTGAATCACTGGATCCGGAGATCCTGAAAAACTTCTTTGTCTCAATTCTGGATTCTATCATCCTGAGAGACGGGCGTCCGGAAACGGTTGTGTTCCGCAATGGGCTGTCCCATACATTCACTTATAAGGATTCTTGATGCAAAAATACCCAGGAGCATTTACACTCCTGGGTTTCTCTTTGTCCCATTATTTACTTTTCCTGATTTCTGGGATAACCTCACATTTGTTAGATTTGGAGGCTACACAATCATCATAGCATCCCCCATGTAGAGGGCGTGCCTTCATTTCACTACTTATGTACCGCTACTTTGTAGCTCCTTCTTCCTATTATAATAGCCGACTTTGCGCCAGTTGGCAAGTCAGTAGTTTACTTTTCTTCCGCAGGTGCAAATAACTCACTTGTTCCGTCCAGAACTCGCTTCTCCTCATCCATCTCAAAGAACCACCCAAACAGTTCGAGGGCTTCATACCCTTTCAGCAGTTTATCCGCCTTTTCTTTGGCATAGCGTCCGCTATAATCATAGGTTTCTCCTACCGTATTCATCGACCCATGCAAGAATACGAGCATTTGATGTGTAATACTCAATCCTTGGAACGTCTCAGTTGCCTGCTTTCTCTCTTCTTCGCTGTACTTCCACTCATCGCCCTCCAGGAAAAAGTCTCTCGCAATCGAACCGTACAAACCGTAACCAATCAGTACCAGGGCTTCCCAGATTTTTTCTCTCGCTACGTTTTCGTCCTTAAGAGCCGGAATTTTTCCAGAAATAATTCCGGAGATAAAATCTTTTCTTCTGGCAGCACTTCCTTTCAGAATTTCCTTTACCTCTTTTGACTTTCTATCCTGCTCTTTCTTCGCCAGTTCTTCTTTTGTCGGCTTCTTCTTTTCCTTCGGAGCTTTCGTAACGATTCTCAAATCTCGCCATGTCTCATACCAGTACATCTGCCCCTTCTGCTCTGGCAGTTCAATCTCATCCGGCACATCGTCTGTCAAGTTGATCTCAATCACCGTTTTCCATTTCCCGTTGTACATCTGCTGCGAATACTGCTCCGGTGCTTTCTCTACTCCCATCTTTTTCAGCTTCGCTTTGAGCTTCTTTGCATTCTCTTTCTTCTTAGCATTTGTAATCTCATTCTGAACCCGGCTCACAATATCTCTGGAACTGCTGGCCTTATCCAGAATCTCATTTCGCATCTCTACATCCTTGATTTTCTCCAGTTCGTACAGGTCCTTCAATGTGAGCTGGAAAGCATCGTCCTGCTGTTTCTCTTTCAGCTTCTCCTGGTCCAGCTTCGCAATATTCAGCCGGTGCCGGACAGTCGATTTACTGAATCCGGTCTTTTCTGCAATCTGGTCTTCCGTATCTCCCAGGTCAAGCATCATCTGGAATCCCTGGGCCTGCTCCTGGATCGTGAGGTCTTCACGCTGGATGTTCTCTAACAGCATGATACCTACCTGCTCTTTCCGGGAAATCTTGCTTCTAATCTGGCATGGAACTTCTACCAGGCCTGCTAATTTTGCCGCCTCCAGTCTTCTGTGTCCTATCAGCGCATGGAAATCACTGATTACCGAAACCTTATCGGCATCCGGCTGATCTTCCGGGTCTGCCGTCAATGCACTTGCCGGAATAACCGTCAGATTCTGCATGACTCCATGTTTCTTCATTGATTCCGCCAGCTCCGTCACATCTCCGAGGTCTTTTCTCGGATTATCCGGATGCGGATATATATTCTCTACTCTAATTTTTACAACTTCACCGCTCTCCATCACTTTTCCTCCTTTTTCTTTTCAAATTTCAGACCCAGCTTTTTCCCATCTTCCAGAATCCGCTGCATCTCTGCCTCATACTCTCCAGCACTCTGCACCGGTGCAAATGTCATTCTAGTGCCATTCTTTGTTGGTTTTCCCATTTTCTGCAATACCGCACCTTTTGTCTGGAGTTCGTCCAGTCTGATGCTGATGGCTGTAATCTGATAGAATCTCTCTTTCTCATCGAACAGCTTTTTTGTCATCCCTGGAAACACCAACTGATATTTCATAATCGTGATTTTGTGTTCCATCATCGCCCCCTCCTTCTCATTACTCTGCCGGGAACTCATACACGATGTTCTTCTTGTACATTGCCGGTCTTGTCGCCTGTGCTGCAACGTCAAAGAACTCAACCGTATAGCATTCATTCTCATGTGCGCCGCAAAAGTCTTTCAGCACCTGTAAGCACCTCTCTTTTGTCGGGTACTCTGCAATCTCTTCCAAACAACCGTCAGATATGCAAATCGTGTGTCTGACAGTTTCCTTCTTTCCTTTGTGGTCTACCTGCTCCGAATACTCCAGAGCGTTAAAGGCTCTTCCAAACCACAGCACTTTCTCTTTATTCTGACTTACAATCAGCATCTTCCTCTTCCGCCTCCTGTTCCCAGAACTCATTTACAACTTCCTGCACTACTGAATATTCCAAATCACCGTTATTCTCCAGCATTCTATCTTCTAACTTCTCAGAAACAGAAATAAACACCTGCTCTGGAAGTTCATCTACGTCCTCTCCTGCCGCAGCGCACACATCTTTTCCCCACTGTACTTTTTCGGACTTTCTTCTTTCCTCGTATTCGTGTTCTGCATACGCATCTGCAAGGTCCAAAACAGCATTCAGCTTATTGTTATCTGGCTCATCCCGGAACAAACCTTCCAATTCGCTCATAAGCTCTTCTCTATCCATCTTTTCACGCCCTTTCATTCCATTTTTCTCTTGCTTCTTTCTGTGCAAGTTCCTTCTGCCCGTTCCATTCCTTCACTGATACATGAGGTCCGAGACTTCCACACTTCGAGCAACAGATTCTATATCCGTTGTTACCCATCCTCCGGATTCCCACTCTCCTGTCTCCGCAACCGCAAAACGGACATGGTTTTAATCTTTCCAAATTATCATCCCCCTGCCTTAATTTTCTCCGGCACATCTTCTTGTGTTGCCGCACCCCTGTAGAACCGCTCCGAACAACTGAAATCCGTAAATGAACCCCTGCATTTCTGACTCTATCGCCACATCATATACCGCAGATGTTATCGCTGTATCAGCTTTCGCCCCAGGAACCTGTGCCTCCATAACCGCTCTCAACCGCTCGTAGGCCTGCGTCAGTTCCGGAATCTCCCGGTTTTCTCCCTTCGGGCCGGTAATAAACTGATTGAACAACTCCCGGACATCCTTATATCCGCTCTCTGAATCCTCCACCAGTTTCTGGCCGCTTACCCGGCAGCGAAGCTCTTTTTCCATTTTCTCAATGCCGGTCTTCTTTTTTCCGTAGCATCTATCTCTTTTCATTCTCGTCAGATAGAGTTTGCAGGCTTTCTCGGTCAGTTCCCACATCGGGTACTCCTGGTGTCTTGCCTTGAACTGTGCCATTTTGAACTCTGTCTGCTCCATCGGTTCCAGTTCCACGATAAACTGTGCGATTCTGCGATATGTAACCGAATGGTATTCCTGGAACATGTCTGCCACCTCCCGGCTTGTCATGATGGTTTTTCCAACCTCCACTGGTTTCTTCTCTTCCTCACATACATCCACCACTGCCATCTGTGAGATGATCTTCTTTACATCATCCATCAATTCTACGATCTGTTCGCTTCTCTTCATAATCTGCCAGCTCCTTTCTTCAAAGCACATAACGTACAGCACGCTCCGTCAAGTTTGCTGTGATAAATCGCTCCTGCATCCTCCGGTCTTTTCCAGCAAAACGCTCCGCATACCGGGCAACGCACTTTTTTCCATCCTTCTTTTCCTACTGGCACATTGGCCACCAACGGCATACACAGCCAACCGCCTCTGTCCGATTCTTTTCTCGGTTCAATCTTCATACGCTTCTCCGCCTCTCTCATCCAATAATTTTTTCAACTCTTTTACAACCGGATGCCAGCTTCTGGTTCCTCTCACTCTCCGGTACACATCTGCCAAAACTGCATCGCCACCAGGAACAAAGGCTTCCATTCTGGCCTGGGTCATTCTCATATCGTGGAACCCATCCGTAAATCTAAGTTCATCTCTGTCTTCGTATAAAACAACTCTCTTTGCTCCCAGACGGCCCCAGGCTTTGACATTTACTGTCCGCTCCGTTCTTTTCATCACACATCTCTCTCCTTTGCAAATCTGCTGTTGAGGCTTTCCATGATTGCCTCCAGTCTCTTCGCTCCGATTCCCGGTGTCTCGCTGATTGCTTTCTGCACTTCCGTAATGTCAATCCCAGGAACCGACCGTCTGCCCTCCTCATACGCTGTCTGGTACAGATTCTTGCAGAAGTTCTCAAACTGCTGCCGGTCCATCTTCTTCACTCTTTTATAATCTTCTCTCCGGAGCATATAGCCTGCTCCGGATTTCATATTTCTTGACTTATTCATGATCTCTGCCTCCCTACTTCGCCAGCTTCTTCATTGCCTTAAAAAATTTCTTCATGCTCTTCATAAACTTTTTCATGCTCCACACCTCCTTAAGCGAACGGGATTTTGCTCTCGAACCAGCCGCCATGTTTCTCAATAATCTGCTCCACCAATGTTACCGGAACATATCCATATACTGTTTCTGTCGGGGTTTCCAGGTCTTCTGCATACGGCATCAGTAATTCTTCTCTCTGATTCGGAAATCCAACCTCACACGTTTCATACTCTCCGCTCTCCAGATTCGTTCTCGGCGTACAATACAGTGAATCTCCAGCCTGCACACTCATCTTGAATCCATCCTTGCAAAAGATGTGAGGTCTCGGAATCTGTACTATACCTGCCATCAGCTTATATGTCTTCTGGAAGAAATCTTTCAATCCGTCATATTTAACGTAACGTTCTGCCTCCGTCAATCCATTCGGAAAACAATGTCCCTTGTACTCCCACATGCCTCCTCCGGCTCTTACGAACGTAGCATATGTTCCGCAGATCTGCATCGTTTCCGGATTAACTGCATGACTATGCGGCTCTCCTACCTGGAAATACCCTTTCTTCATCGTCCGAGGTGGCAGAATATCCAGAAAGTAGTCCGCCACACCTTCATCTACCAACTCTCCCGGCTTGCAGTATGTGTCCCAGTCACCGCAACCGCTCTTATGCCAACCATCAATCGTTTTCAGTTCCATCTTTAGCACCCCTCTCTCTTTCTAATCTCCGCAGACGCTTTATCCAGTGCCTTTAACAATCTTGGAGATGCTGCAACCTCTTCCCAGGTCAGCCCCAAGCTATCCAAAGTATCTTCAAAATCTCCAGTATATCCGTACTCGTGATTATCCAGTTCGTACTTGAACATCTGGTAAAGAAATCCTGTTCCATCTTCATCGGCCACCTTTGCCGCCTCCATCTCAGCGTTGTGCCGGTCCAGTACCTCATGGAAACGCTTGTGATCTTTCTTCTGGATGAATCCACCGCCCGGAATCCGATAAATCTTATCCAGGTCTTTCTCCGGGTCAAGTCCCCATTTTCCCATCATTTCATCAAACTGCTTATCTGAGAACGCAAACCCCAACGGCAGCTCATTGAACTCTTTCTGCTGTCTGTCTCTTAACTCTCTATAGCTCTCCATCTTAACTTTCCTCCTCAAACTCTGCCATCTTGCTTCTGTCAAATTTCATTGCCGGATATTCGCAGTAACCGCTTCTCCGAGTACGCCCGGTTCTCTCCGCAAATCCGTTTTCTTCCAGAAGAGCCACCGCCCAAGGGCAATTATTGGTGTCAACATACGCCTCATCTTCTGACAACGAATGATCGCACAGGCAGGTGGTTACTCTCGCAATAGGTCCATCCCATCTGTTATAAATTTCAACAGCAACGCTATTGTCTTCCACATACTTACCGACTCTTAACTTACAGTCCTTATACTCTGAATACTCTGTCTTAACATTCAAACTTGCCATATCAGTTCTCCTCTCTTCCCATTTCCTGGGATAACTGTTTTCTGATTTCCAACTCCGGTGCATCTTCTCTTTTTAATCTGCTCAGACACATTCCACTGTCATGTACCGTAAAATGAATATAACCTTCTGCACTCAATGTAATGCTTACCAGCTTTTCTGCCGTTCCATGCTGGCCTGCAATCTCCGTCAGCTTATCCAGTACCGGCATTACTTCCCTGCTCAGTTCCGCAAACTCTGCCTGTTTCACTTCATTTCCTCCTTTGCTCTGGCGAACATATCAAAATCCTCGCACATATCGCATTCACTGCTGCTTAAAATATTCTGGCAAACCTGGCATTTCGGGTTTAACCGTCTGTAATAATCCGGATGATTATTTTTCAAATCCTCAATCGTGAACAGTGCCACTTTCATATCCTGCATACATTATTCCTCATGCTTTCCCAGAACCTCATCTGCTTTTCTTAACAGCGCAAGACATCTATCATTCTCCTTTTTAAGCTCTTCTTTCTTCCGCTCCCTTTCTTTGTAAAACTCCTCATTTTTCAGCTCTTCTTCCCACCCATTGATGAACTGCCGTACTTCTCGGACATTATTAAATCCGCACTCATCCTCGTAATCATTTCTGGCAGTGAAGATAATGTACTTGTTGTCTCTGCGTTCATCATCGATAGCAACTCCAAAATACAACTCATCCCTCTTCTCTTCGTCAAGCGGCTCGAATCTTACATCATCATAGAGCGGACCGACCATCGGGCAGTTATTCTTGAACCATACTCTGTAGTTATCCAAGATGTAATTGCTCGTAACCCCTTTCAAGATGCTCCAGATTTTCGCCAACCGGCCTGCCAGTGCTTTGTCACTGCAAAACCAGTCATACCAACCGGCCTCAATCTGGGTATTTCTGTCTTTTGCAAGGAAATCTCCCTTGCGGTATCTCTCGCAAAACTCTCTCAGTGTCATGTCTGCCATCTCTATTCCTCCTCGTAATCTTCGTAATCAATATCTGCATACTCACAGATACCTTCATAGCTCGTACCATTCTCGTACATATTTTTCAACGATGCTCCAAATATTGTGCCGTCCCACTGTCTGATTTTGCTTTCAATCTCTTCATTCAGTCGGGCATTGCTTCTGTCTGCCATACTCTCGCTCCTCTCCTACATTTCCAGATGCTCAATTTTAATGGCTTCGTCTACTGCATCTGCTCCGTATCTTTTTTTCAGATAAGAAACTGCCACATCCCACTCGTGCGTATCATTGACCGTCTCAAATAATTTCTTAGCCTCTGTGATGCACTGTTCCACTACCAGGTCCCCTTTCGCAACTCTGATGATTCGCTTTCTCAACTCCTCCACCTGTCTCTGTGCCTGTGCCATTGCCCGGTCAAGCGTCTCTGCATAGTTCGCAGCCTCCATCATATTCTTGATGATTGGCATTCCAAAGGACTTATACAACTCTGCTATCTGTTTCTTACCCTCTACCTCGCTGATGGACGGATGCCATGTATACACATGCTCCACGATGGAATAATCTTTCTGGCTTATCTCAGCCCCAATTCTCTTTTCAAATTCCTGCTTTGTCATACCTCTATGCCTCCACCTTTCTGTAATCTTCTAGGATGCTCAACAGCGTCCCTTTTCCAATTCTGAACTTCTGCTTGTGTCCGCATCTGGTTCCCATATAATTGACAACCGTTCTTTCTGGAAGCTCATGCTTTATGTACTGGATTATGTAATAATGACCATCTCCATGATGAACAACGTCTATGTATTTGTGCTCATTCCGGATGTTCTGGTATGTAGCCTTTTCAGTTCTGTTTGCTCTTGATCTCTTTGCCATATTCTTCGCTCCTTTGAATTATTACTTCGATTTCTCGAACCTTACAGGTAAAAAAATAAGCCTACTTCCAACAAAGCTCTCTTACTTTGTCTGCTCGGCTACCAAATCCATACTTTTCAAGCATCTCCAAATCTGCTTTCACTGCCTCATCTTCCAGCGTGCATCCACAATCGCTCAAAGAATACAGCTCATCTACGATTTCATCAGCAATGCCTTCTTCTCCAGCTTCCAGGGCTTTTTTAATGAACACCCACAGCATCTTCTGTGCTGCATCCCATTCCGGATAACCAAATTCATTTTTATCTCTTTCACTTAACAGGCTTCTGTATATTACTAATGCGTTCATCTTGACTACCTCCATTTGTATCGTGTATTTGTTTTGTTATTTTGTAACTTCATTATACTTCGATAACTCGAACGTGTCAAGTGTTTTACTTCTATTTTTCAATTATTTTTACCAGGGCGATTTCATATCCCAACGCACTTACGATTTTCTCCAACGTGTCACAGCGAATACCACATTTGCTTCTGGAAATAATCTGGTTCGCATACTGTCTGCTCACCCCGATTTTCTTTGCCAGGTCCACTGGTCGCAACTCCTCAACTTCCAGAACCTTTTTTATCAGCTCGTTGCAGTCAGTTCCTCTAATTTCTTCCATCCTCTGCCTCTCTTTCAATCCAATCAGCGACTATCATTCCGCAGCTATCAGCTATCTGGTACAGAATCTCCGTATCATCCCAGGTGTAATTGTTCAGAAAATCTGCCAGACTCTCCCAACCCATTCTCTTAACAATCCGCTTCGCATCATTCTTTTTTATCTCAAACCAGGTCAAATGCTCATCCTTAAATCTGACGTCCCGGCATCTGTCCTGTACATAGGTATCAAGAATCAGTCTTCCAAACATTTCCTACTCCTCCTCAAACAGCTCACTTGCTTTCTGAGCCAGCATCTCATTTCTTCCGGATTTATCATCAAATATCCGGTGACACTCTTCCAACAGCTTGTCTACTCTTTCCTGGGTTACTTCCAGGCCTGCGTTTCGAAGTGCTTCTTCCAGGTCTTCCAGATGCCAATCTTCCCTGTACCAGATAGCATTTGCCCTGCGGTAAATCTCATCAATTATCTTCTGTTGATTTTCCTCGGTCGCCTCCAACAGCCACTCAAAATTCAGTTTCCCATCCTTGGTTGTCGGATTGTACTTTCCGGAACATCTGTCCTGCCGGTCCGTTACATAGGTCTGAACGCCCCACCACGTTTCCGGTTCTTTATCTATGAATCCCTTTCTCTTCCACATTGCCGGAAGTGAATGCTTTCCATGCGTGTTTTCGTTCTTTCGGAACTCTACTATAATTTCCTCTCCCAACGCATTTCTGTCTGCGAAGGTAAACCACCAAACCGGCGGTACTGTATGCTCACACTGATATACTTTTCTCATTTTCCTGCTCCTTTCGCTAATGATTCAGTAATCGCCTCCATCATACTCTGCGATAATTCCAGATACTGCTCTACGATATAGAATTTAGCACTCTGCCCGTTCTCATCCCATATTTCAAAATACCGGAATCCCCGTTCTTCCTCGGCTTTATCCTCCTGCACCTTCACATACCCTTGCGCCTTGCTCTCAACGATTTCATCCAGTTTCTTCATGACCGCCTCCAGGTCAATCGACACATCCACCACTGCACACCCATTTGTAAATTCGTTCTCCCAGAACCCATGCAGGACATACACTACAATTTTCTTTTCCTCCATCCCGGTGTCCTCCTATCCGTAAATAACATCATCGAATATCGCATACTGGATAATCATGTCTGCCACTGTCGCATCTACCATGCAACAATCCAATTCATAGACTCCTTTGCTGCATCCTACAGAGTCTTCCGCATCCACCAGGATATTGTACGGCTTGTTTTCGTCCTCCAGGTACTGTTTTACGCCGTTGAGCAACTTTTCCTTGTTCAGTTCTCTCTTCTTGCCGTCCACTGAATCATGCAGTACCAGGGTTCCTCCTCTGCTGATCTGCTCCGATGCAAATTCTCCGAGATACTTTCCTTTGACTTCTGCTCGCTTGCACCAGTAACAAATGCCACCCTCCAGCGCCGTTGTAACAATATCGTCAATGTCCTCTGTGCTGATTCGGACGCTTATCTCAGCCTTGATTTCCTCATACTCTTTTCCCATCAGTCTTCCTCCTCATATCCTACTCTTTCTACATAGTCCACACTGTCCGGCTCGCATTCAAATTCCGGGCATAAAGACAACCACAGTTTCTCCAGTTCGTTTATACCATTTGCGGTCAGCTCTGTTTCATCTCCATCGTTGAACCCGATTCTGTATACACTCGGCTTCTTGCCTTTTCTGACAATGCCTTTCGCTGCTCTTCTCAGTATCATTACTCCTTTTCCTCCACTCCGGCGAACTCCAGGATTTTCTCTCTGGCAAACCCCTCAATCACTTCCAGGTAGTTTCCTGGCCACACATCCCTGTTCGGCTCATAGGTTTCTGTGAACTCATTCGCCCAGTCAACAAATTTCTGTTTCCAGGTTATGCTATCAATGTCTGTCAGTACCTCAAACAGATACTCGCTCTCGCCTTTGAGCTGTTCCAACATCATAGCTATCTCCATCAGATTTTCCGTCTGCTCGTTATATTCCAGCATCACGCCACCTCCTACTCTGTTCTTACTAAGCCGCCATTTGCAGGCACAATTCCGATACTTCCAAGTTCTGAACAATCCGGGGCATCCAGATTTGCCACATACGCAAGCGGAACTCTTCCTTCCAAGTCTTCTCTATCCAGTTCCCACTCCTCTTCCTCTGCGCTGATATACAACAACGCCAGACATCTTCCAAACACCATATTACTCAATATTGCAGCGTATACGATGCCGCCGCTTTTTTCTTCCCAGTCAGCAACCGCTTTCTTCTCCTCATCGTTCAAATCGTACAGAATACCTGCTGTCTCAGATTTAAGGACCGTTCCCTGCTTTCTAAATTTTGTGATTACCTGCGGCATCATTCCCAGGCGGCACATACGGCTAACCGCTTCTTCTACCATTTTTGCTCTGTCCTGCTGATTCTTTGCATCCATTATTTCTTATCCTCCGTTTTTTTCTCTAAATCTTCCAGTCCGAGTGTTGCATTTACGAATGCCAGTGCACATGCAGCTCCGATACATTCTCTGATTCCGGTCGAAACTCCAACGATCAAGCACACCAGCATAGCCAGTGAAAACATTCTTCTGCTTTTCTTCATTTACTTTCTGCCTCCTCTGTGATAAACTTGGTAGCACGAGGAGAACTTGTCTCCCCGGCTACCGAGCTGTTTTTCAGAACATTACTTGAACCAGGTCAAAACTGCCGTAACAACTGCTATCAGCATTGTTACTATGGAAATTACGATATGCGTCCAACATTCATAAATTTCAATTTTGGTCTTCTTCAACTGCTCTGAAAGCAGCTCTTCTTCTTTTTCTTCAATCCTGCGTTTTCTTTTTCCCAACGGGCAATTCCTCCTTTCTCATTTGTTCTGTCCTCTGCATTTCTACGGGGTTGGAACCGTCTGGCAAGCATATGTACTATTCCATCAATCTTGCCGCCTGCATTACTTTGTATCGTGTATTTGTTTTGTTATTTTGTAACTTAATTATACTTCGATAACTCGAACGTGTCAAGTATTTTACTTCTATTTTTCAATTATTTTTCGAACTGTCGAACCAGTGCGTGTAGCATCTTTGCCACGCAAAGTGCTATTCTTTTTTATCTCTTTATCTATCTTTATCTCTATCTCTTACTCTATCTCTAATTATGGTGTAGAAATCATGTAAGAAATCTTACAAGGTTTTATATAATAAGAAATGATTTTGCTTCGATTTTTCGACTTATTCACATTATCAACATTCTTACTGTGGATAACTCTGGAACTCAGATTGAACTTTGCAGAATTACATTTTTAACATATAGGTCTATAACATCGTACACGCTTCTATACTGGCTTTTAGCTCTTAGGCATAAGTTAGTATCTAAAAACGTCTATCGTTGCTCAGGCACATTTCGTCAAATTTGAAGGGGAATTTTTGTGAATTTTGTATATTGATTTATTCTACGGACTTGCTCCGTAATAAAAAAGAAGCCCCGGCAGAACACCGGGGCGAATGTGACATATTTTCCTCGACCAAAAGAGGTGCATTTAGTTTCTTAGTTGCCTTGCCATTAAAGGCTTTCTTACTTGATGAATACCTGTCCTCGATAGTAGGCCGCCATCCATCCAGACGGTGCTTTTATCCATACATCGTTGCCGACTACTTTTACCTCTTTACAGGTAATAACTGTACCGGCATCCAAGCAACCGTCATTGTCTTTGTCATGTTTCTGTCCGTCTGCTGTGAGCTGTGAATGCTTCTTGGCAGTATAATTTGTTCCGGGACCAGTACGCACTTTCAATTCCACTTGCAGTGTGTATGCTTTTCCAACTGTATACTGAGAGCTTTTCGCAACCTCTGGTGCAGATGCGCTCTGTTTGTTGTTATATACAGAGGTCAATTTAGCCTTGCTTGCCGGTCCGTATTTTCCGTCAACTTCTAACGCATAGAATTCCTGGAATGCAAGCAGAGCTTTTTCTGTATCTCCACCGAAGGAACCATCTACTCCGGACTTGCCGCAAGAGTATCCGCAGCCAATCAACATCTTCTGCATCTCTTTTACTGCGTCCCCGGAATCGCCTTTCTGGAGATAATTTCTCACATTAACCGTTCCGGATGCAGATGCTGTCACTCCGGTGTAACGGTACACATGAATCCACGGCTTATTGTAATAGCTGCGGATGCAGATTTCTCTACCGGTCTGATCTCCAGACTTTCCTCCTGTGACCGTTCCTTTCTCGTTGATACTTGCGTGCACCAGTTTACCATTTCCGCAGTAGAATGCTGTGTGTCCATTTCCGAGCAGGACATCTCCACGGATCATTCCGCTACCGGTTGCCAGATCCACGGATTTTACAACATCCTTGAATCCGATTTTTGGCAGAACCTCCGGCATGTTGCCTGTATAGGTTGCTCCGCTTGACTTTGCCGGGATTCCGGCCTCTTCCAAACATCTGATTACCAGCCCGGAACAATCGTAATTCGGTTTGCCCCAACGGTCTACCTGGTCGTAACCGTGTGAATCGTCCAGGGCGATTGCCTCTGCTCTTGCTACTGCATTTTCAATTTTGCTCACTTTGTTTTCCTCCTTCTTCTGATTCTGGTAAATCTTTAAATACTGCTCCCCGTAAGAAGCCCTTGTTTTCTTCACTGCCGAACCGGTATTCGTCGGAGCCTCGAACTTAACCAGAAAGATATCAGACGCTTCCTGTACTGATGTCGCTGTCTGTAATACCTTCCAGACGCTCTTATAGCTCTTCTGCAATTCGCTCAGCATATACTCCGTCTGCGCCTTCGCATCTCCGATGGACACTCCTCTGGACTTGACCAGATCGTAAAGGCCGGCCTTTCTTCCGGCAGATGTCCACTGGCAGAATCCGTAACCGTACTGCCTGGAATCTCCCAACGGATGCAGGAACAACGCTCTCGTTATCTTTCCGGAGTCTACTGCTTCCGTGTAGGTATCGTCCGTGTATTTATAGTTCAATTTCTTCTCGCAGAGATTTTCCAGATTCCGGGGATTCGCTCCGGATTCTGCGTAAATATTCCCCATAGCCGCACATGCACCATATATCGTGCAACCAGCAGCCATCAAAGCGTCAAACAAAATATCTGTGTATGTATTCCGTTCTATTGCCATTTGTAAATTCTCCTTCATTCATAAAAAAGGGGCAGGGATTTCTCCCCACCCGGTCATAAGTATGTGTCCTCTTCTGGGTCCATCTCATCATCATCTTTCGGATGCAACTGTCCCATCTTGTCCATCAGCAAAAATGTCAACGGAACGAACACCGCAAACAAAATTACCAACGGCCAGAAGATTCCTGCTATCAGCAGCAACACTATCAGAAGCGGATAATTCGGCTTGTTTGGCTCATAATACATGCCATTGTCCTGGCAGTATAGTTCTTCGTCTTCATCTTCCATCCGGCACAGTGTCCGGATACCCCAGATATAGACCGGCTGACACAGCAAAATCCCCAAAAGGTACACCAATAGGATTTTTAAGCCCATAGCTCCTCTCTCCCTTCTCCGATCAGTTCTGAGAGCCATTTACCTTTCCATCGTCCAAAAGGTCCTTAACTTCCTTGAACCACCAGTCAATAATTTTCAGCAGCACCTCTTCGGACATGATTACCTGCAACCACTTAGGCAGCAATCCTCTTGCCTGCTGTACTACCCATTTCAGTTTCTGTTCTCCCTGGCCGGACTCTTTGTAGATATGTTCAGCGTGCAGGAACAGCTCGTACACCTCTTTACGGATGCCCTCCAGTCCTTTCGCTTTCGCATACTGATATACGACCACTGCTGTTATAACGACCAGCACTGCGATCACCAGGATCAGAACCGGAATCGGCACCTGGTTTAAAAAATTCAATAATTCCATAGAATCATTCCTCCTACTATGTTCTATAATCTCTTGATAGTTTCCTGTAGCGTTTCTAATCGTGTGGGTGGGGAAATTATTGCCTAAACGCTTTAAAGGCAAATACGGGGCAAATACGCCCACATATTTATTCCCCTGTGATATGATTCACTCCCTGCCTTGTCAGAAAGTTCTCCAGGTCATGCTTCGCATCCAGTTCGTAATCCAACGCCTTGTGCATATCGCCGTTGCATTTCGCATCCGGAATCCTCTGTACCGCTTTCGCTGTAGCTTCTGACAGACAAAGAGAACCATCGAGAGCTTTCAGCATCATATACTGCAACTTCTCACGATTCTCTTCTTTAATGTCCTGTTCTTCCTGCCTGCGTGCCCGTTCGCTCTTTTCAGCCTCCGCCCGTTCCTGGATGCGTCTTTCAAGCATCCAAAAGCAGAATGCTACAATCGCAGACGGTACCCCGGCAGCTATCCATAACTCCACTTATTCTGTTTCTCCTTTCTGCTATTACTTCGAAACTTGCGAACTAATCCATTTTCCGGGCTGTGCTCGTATTCTCACATAAAACACCTCCTTCGTTCCCGATTGCTATCTCATCGTCGTCGCAGTCTGCGTACTTCTGGCACGCATACTCGATAACGTCAAGATCTGATTCTATCTGCTCCAGTGTCTTCGTTGGCGTCTCCTTTACCAGAAACACCAGGTCATACACCGCAGACCATAATTTAGCGATAATCTGTAGCTTTGTCATTTGTCCGCCGGTCCTTTCTTGAACAGGTGGTAATGCGGCTTCTCCTCTCCAAAGAACTTCCAACGAATCACATCATCCAGAAAGATTCCTGCTGCCGACAGAAAGAACCACAGCACCATGAACTGAGGGCAAATCTGCCCCAGGACGTTTCCCGGCATATTGCTGTAATCCCACATTCCCAGACCGAGCCACACATTCAGAACCAGTCCAAAGGCAAATTCAATGGCCGTAATTCCACACGCCGCTATCGCCATCTGGAGAACCAGGGGCATACACCGGTCTTTCTCATTCAGCACGCCGCAGATGATGAAGCACAATCCGCCGCATCCTACCATCGCTAAAAACGAATATCCTCGGAACAGCACTTCCATGGCATAATAAAACGCCCCTCCTACCAGGAAGAGCGTCAAATATTTCAGAAACGCTTTCACTATACAACACCTCCGGATGCCAGAATCTTCATGTAATCTTTCAGCACTTCATTCTGGAACTCCTCCGGAATTTTCACACCCCACTGAATCTGCTCGAAGTCTCCAGGCTTCGTGATGGACTTAATCCACATATTCATAGCGTTGCAATACGTTGTATTGTACGATACAAAAAACATTGCCCGGTCAACAATATTCTGCATATCCGCCGCCGAGAAATACTTGCATGGCTGTCCGTCCTCGTGGTACTCCAGTTTCTCCTCTCCGGCCAGCAACTGCATTTTCTTTCCAAAGAGATTGATCTGGTCCTTTTCGGTCAGACTGAAATGTTCTACACCAGAAGATGTGCTCACATCTACTCCGGAGTAAATCGTCTGCTCGCATGCTGATGCGATTTCCTGGTATTTCGCTTTTCTGGCATCCTCCAGGCTCAGAT